TATTTTACGCGAAAGAAAATATGTTGATAAAGATACCATAGACGATTTTGTACTCTGGAAAGCAGAGTAAATAAAATATAATTAGACACGAATAATCATACTATTTTTTATAAATAAAAAGAAATAGTAGAAACATACGAAGGTACTCAATAATGTCATTGATTTCAGAACTCGGTCCGATAACAGGCGCCAATACAAGATCTGAGGATCTTTTCGTTATTGTTAACTTGATCCAAGGTGATGATGGAACAAAAAACATCACACGTAAGGAACTGGTTCAAGCATTACAATTCGAAATTTTCAACAATATAAAAATTACCGGCGGTTCAATTCAAAACGTCATTATGTCGGTTTCAACTCTCAACAATGTTGAAATAAACGACTCTACTATATCCAACGGAACAATGGCTGGGACGGCGCTTAGCACGGTAGCCATTGAAGAGTCAACTGCCAATAACATGACAATGACGAATTCAGTAATTACTGATTCTGAATTTAATGATGGTACTGGTAATAACGTTATTCTAACGAATTCAACTATTGACGATTCAACAATACTTGATAGTTCTGCCAATAACATGGCGATTGATAATTCCGATTTTTCTAATGGAACCGGCAATAACAACATCTTTACTAATTCGCAGGTTGATAATTCATCCTTTGCGAACGTTGCTATTGAGCAAGGTACTGCGAACGGTTTAATCCTTACTAACATTACGATTGATGAAATTGTTCTCGAAGATGCGTTAATGTCAAACTCAGTAATTATTACTACTGACTTTAGCAATGGTACGATCCGAGACACTGCAGTATCAAATGTTACTATTGTTGATACAGATATTTCTAATTCTGATATCCGTGATACTGATTTAGATAATGTAACGATTACAAACTCAAGATTTGCTAATGGTTTAATTTGGGATACTACAACAAGTAATTCATCTATCATTGACTCGACTGCAAACAACATTGTTATTACTAACTCAGTATTAAATGATAGCACTGCAAATAACGTTCAGATTACTAACTCAGATTTCTCTGATGGAACTGGTAACAATAACGTATTTACTAATACTACAATCCAAGATGGTACACTTGCTAATAACGTTATTACAAATTCATCTTTCCAAGGTACACTTGATAATGTAACTGCTCAGAATATGACAATTACAAGTTCATCAACTGATGGCCTTGGTCAACAAAAATCAGTTATTGAAAATTCAGAATTTAAAGATGGTGCCATAGCTAATTCTACAATCGAGGATAGTACTCTTGTAGACTTTGATATGAATATCACTAAAGAGTTTGAGCCAATGCTCGACGAAGATAGTTACTTTGCATTGAAAAATGTTAAGACTGGTGAAACAGAGAAGATGACTTATCGTCAACTGTATAACGAATTCTCTAAACAAACAGAAAAATCACTTAAGATCCACGTTGCTTCTGATGGTGACGACAAATACCCAGGAACTATTTTACAACCAGTTAAAACATTAAAACGTGCTGGGTTACTTGCTTTAGAAAAAGCTGGTGGTTCATATGATCGTAACGATATTAATAACGCGGTTCACATCTCAGTAGGCCCTGGTACGTACTACGTTGATGAACCAGTTATGTTACCTGATGATACATCAATGACATCGACCAGTGGTCAGTATGCCACACTTATTCAAAAGAAAAAGGGTTGGGAAAAAACAAACGGTATTCTAGTTGGATCCGGTTGTTATGTCCAAGGTTTCTCTTACATGAACTTCGAAGTTGATAACTTTGACCAACCTGAAGGTGGTTTTGCTATCGCCTACAGACCAGGCGCTCTACTAAGACGTTCACCATATCTTCGTGACTCCACTCAGCTTTCAAACTTTAATAGACTTGATGTTGAACCTCCGTTAAATCCGTTTAACTCAAAAGGTACCATCCTTGATTTAGGTCAAGAATTCTATTTAGTTGCAGGTCACTCTGTTCAAACTCAATTTGAAGTTGATGATGAAGTAACATTCTCATCTGGTGCATCAGGTTATATTTCATATATTAATGATATTGATGCTAACAGACAAATTTATGTTCGTAACCTTAAAGGTAATGTTGAAGTTGGCGATGTACTATACGCACAACGTGGTGGTACAGGTACTATCGAGTCAATCGGAATTGATGATTTCCCTAACAGACTAGTTGGTCGTGGCGGTGGTTGTCTATTGGCAGATAGAGCGGTACTAGATACAGACTCACTATATACATACGTATTATGTTTTGGTTTCACACCTCGTACTCAAAACGGTACAGGTTACGTTGCTAAAAACGGCGCGGGTGTTAACGGTATTGGTTCATTATCAATCTTTACTCGCCAAGCGTTCTTTGCTCTTGATGGCGGCCAAATGACATTGAACAACTCAGGTTCTCAGTTTGGTGACATATCAATGAGAGCAAGAGGTTCAACAGTTATTATTAGACCAGCTGAAGGCACTGCTGGAAACTTAATTGCTAACTCTGCGTTTGCCGATGTGCTAGAAACAAAATCAGATGAAATCGTTGATGACATGGTTTACTACTTAACGTCACCTGCTTCTGATGGTGGTTTAGGTTATCAAGGTTATAATGCTGATAAATGTTTCAGAGATACAGGAATTATTGTTGACAACACTGGTTTCGATGTTGCTACAAAGGGTAACTACTGGGGCCGATTAAATGGTATTTCATATCGTTCACCAATTTCATACCTTGTTGTTAACGAACAATTAACAGAAACTACTGGATCTATTAATCACCTTAAGGACTCTATTGTTAGTACAAATGGTGGTATCTTTGGTAACGCAGGTTCTGAATTAATATCTCGAGTTAACTCTTCACTTAATGAAACGTTAAACATCTTAGAAAATGGTGAAGCTGCGGCGAACCCTATTATATTCTCAGATACTGGTAAATCAGATCAGACTGCTGCTAGAGAACTTGTTCAGTCTAACAGAGAATTAATCATCAACGATTTTGTTGATTGGATTGATAACAACGATGATTTCTACGCTTACGATAGCGCTAAGTGTGAAAGAGATGTTCAGGAATATATCTTACCTGCTGTCAAATATGACATGATGTTAGATACAAATTATAATACTGAAAACGCTGGATTAGCATATTATGTTAACACTGCAAGAACAAGCCTTGAAAACCAAAGAAATGAAACTGTTGCTTCGTTTAAGAGATTACGAAAAACAACTGATGAATTAATTCAAGCTAACTCTGCTCCTGCGGCAACATCTGCTTACTCTGCATTTAATAACGTTATTGATACGATTGCAAACTCAGGCGAAAAATATACGCCAACTAAAGCAACATACGAACCAACAACTGGTATGATGGTTATTACTATCGGTACACACGATTTAACAGTTGGACGTTATGTTAACCTTGGTGAAGAATCATTTACATTCACATGTTCAAGTGATAACTTTAAAACAAAAATTAGCCATCCGCGTAAATCAGAAAAGGCTTACTTGGCTGCGCTTCCAATCGTTGCGGTATCAGCAAAAACTATTACGGTTAACCCAGGATTAACGGCTGCTAACTTCGAACATAGATTTGTTGAAGCATCTGCTAATGCGGTATCAGTAATCGGTTCGCTATTGACATACTCTGATAACACTGGTATATCAGTTGACAAACGTAACGCACGTAAAATTCTACAATCAAATAAAGAATACATCCAAGACTATATGATGGAATGGGCCGACAACGAATGGTACTTCTACGATAGCAAAAAATGTCACAGAGATACTGAAGAGTATATTTTACCTGCAGTACAACGTGATTTAATTCTTGGAACAAACTATAACGCAATTCAAACTGGAGCTGCTTACCGTACTAAATCTGGTGAGGTAAGTGTTACTGAACAGTTAGAGCAAACCGTTGGTTCTATTGATTATTTAAAAGCAAGAGCTGCTACGTTTATTGGCGATAACTCAATTGCCATTGATAGAACAAATGCTTCTTTCGACGAAATGTCGAGATTACTAAATAACAATGGTAAAAAATATACACCGACTAACGCAGTATACGATCCTGCAATAGGCTCAGTCGTTATGACGATCGGTTCTAATGACTTTAACATCGGTGATGAAATTTATATTGAACCACACAGTTTAGTGTTTACATGTGCACTTGATAACAATGCAACTAAACATGCTTATCCTGCAAATCAATTCTTAAACTTTACTCCAACTGATGCTTCATACGATGTTGCTACTGGAGAGTTTAGCGCAACTATTGGTACACATACACTGAAGGTTGGTGATAAGGTTGAATTTAAACCAAGTTCAATTATCTTTACTTGTCAACTTGACGGTGATATAACAAACCACCCTGCACCAGAATCACATCACCCATTCTATAAGAAACAAATTACTATTGAAAAAGTTGATGCAACAAAAATCTATATGAATGTAGGTGGAATTGCTGATGGCGGTGGTGCTCATACATTCGTATCTGCATCTGATAACTGTATCCAAGCTGAAAAAATGCACCCTGCATATAAAAAGCCAGTTACAATTTCTGCAAGAACTTCAACAACTATTACTGTTAATGTTGGTGAGTCAAGCGATACATCACTACATACTTTCGTATCAGCAACTAATAACGCAATACGTGAAGCAGGAATGTGGACTGGTAAATTTACTCCTCAGACTGCAACATACAGCCCAGTAACTGGTGAATTAGAAATTACTATCGGACAACACGATTTACCGGTTGGTAAATGGATCCAAATTGCTCCTGAGTCAATGGTATTCAGTTGTGATGTTGGTGGCGTAACAGGTACAGACCTTTCACCATTAAACGATCACCCTGCATATAAAGAACCGGTAAGAGTTACTGGAACAACATCAGACACAATTACTGTTAATGTTGGTAATGCTGGTGGACATGCTAATAACCATACATTCGTATCGGCGACTGAAGACTCAATCGACTCAAACGCATTATTCTTCTCAGACTCTGCTAGAGTTATAAAAGCCTTTACACCAGAAACTGCTACATACGACCCAGTAAGTGGCGAGATGGTTATTACTATTACTGACCACGGTATGACAACTGGCGATCACATTGAATTACAACCATTAAGCTTTGCATTCAGTTGTGCTCACAATGGTGGTGGTACTGATTACTCACCACGTATTGGTGATAAGGCTTATCAATTACCATTAGAAATTACTTCAACAACATCAAATACAATCACGGTAAACTGCGGAAATGCAGGAACTAATACTGATCCACATACATTCGTAAGTGCTGATGAAGGTGCGGTTGTACAGGTTGGTGCTAAAGAGCAAGGTACATATGCTTCTCGTATCCTACAGAAAAATAAAGCTTATCTTCAAAATGAAGTTAAAGAATGGATGGAAAATACTTACTTCGTCTATGACAATAACAAATGCTCAAGAGATACAGGTTTAATTTTAGATGCAGTTGCTAGAGATATTCTAACAGACTCAACTGTTAACGCTTACTATGTAGGTAAAGGTTATACAATTGGTACGGTTGGCGCTAACGCGGTAATCAACGATCAGTTAACTCAAACAGTTGGCGCTATTACTTGGCTCAAAGGTAAAATCGCAACTGACGTATTGACTGATGCTACAGCAATTACAAGGTCAAATACTGCGTTTGATACTATCATTGATATTATGTCAAATGGTATCGCAGGTGCTGATTTACCAGTATACGGTGACTTGACAATTTCACCAGAACATCGTCAAGCAGGTAAAGCAATACTTACTAACAAAGCGTTTATCCAAAAAGAAATCATCGCGTTTATCACAGCTAACTATCCAAACTTTGTATATAACACTGCTGCGTGTGAAAGAGATATGGGTATCTTCGTTGATCTAATCGCATGGGATACACAAAACGGTTCGAATGCATTAAGTGCAACTAACTCGAAACTATATTTTGAAAATGCTATCCCAGTATTAGATGATGAAGAAGTTGTTCCAACATCAGAGGCATTCTTCTTTGCATCAGATTTAGTTGGTCAAATTGTTAGAAACGAAGTTGTTACTCCACTTCAAGGTGTTGTAACTCAAACTATTGTTGAAACAACAACATATACACCAACAACTGCAACATACGATCCAGCAAATGGCGACTTTGTAATGACTATGCCTGGACATACTGTTTCTCTTAACGATAGAGTTACATTGGAACCAAATAGCTTTACGTTTACATGTACAATGGACGGTGACGATGCTGCGAAAACATATCCTCGTGCAGGACTTGATCCATACGCATTGAAAACATACTTGGTTAAAGAAGTAAGTGCAAATACAGTTACACTAGACGCCGCGGCATCAGGTCCTAACAAATACTTCACACCAACGTCTGCTAACTATGATGCGGCATCAGGTGTAATGATTGTTAATGTTGGTCAACATGGTTTAAGAGTTGGTAACGGTATTGTTTTAGAAGATAACTCTTTTACATTCACTTGTGACCAAGATGGTAACGCAACTCAACATACATATCCAAGAGTTGGAGATCCATTAACTGGTAAATCATTATCAATTACTGCAGTTGGTGAAACTCAACATACTCCAACAAACGCGGTTCATAGCCCATCAAGTGGTGATACAACAATCACAGTAGCTGGTCACGGATTTAGTAATGGTGATTATGTAATGATCGCTGATTACGGATTAGTATATACATGCGTACTTGATGGTAACACGGTTGAAAAAGGTTATCCAAGAGCTACTGATTTCGCTTCTAACCGTTGGTTGGAAATCTCAGATGTTACAACTGATACATTCAAATTAAATGTTGGACCATCACCATATAATGGTGCTCATATATTTGTAAGCGCGACGGCTAATTCAATCAGACGTCAAACTGGTACAATGACATTCAATGTTGGTGATGCAGGAAGTGCGTCAGGTTCAGTACATACATTCGTAAGTGCAACAGCCAATGCAATGAAACATGAGCCACAAACTGTACATACATTCGTATCGGTTACTGCTGATGCGGTTAATGTAGCAAATATGGCAGAGGCTTATACACCAACAAACGTTGCATACAATCATAACTCTGGTGTTATGACAATGACATTGGGTACTCACTCATTTACTGAAAGAGATTATGTAATCTTTGCAGAGAATGCAATTACACTATCTTGCCCAACATCACCAACTGATGCCACACCAATTAACATATCACACCCTAGACCAACTGATCCAATTTACAACAAACCAGTTAGAATTGACTCAGTTACTCCAACAACTATTACATTACAAGTTGGTGAAGCTAGAGTTGATAAAGCCCACTCATTCGTAAGCGCATTAGCTGACGGTGTTAGAAGATCCATTAAACCTGCAGTTGCTCAACACGCTGAAAAATTATTCGCAGATGTTGGTGGTGTTATCAGAGAAAATGATGGTACAATCCCAGCGATTGTTGAACCAGCATTTGATACTTTCACTGCAAACTATACATTAGGCGCAGAGTTTGAGTCAATCAAAGGTCAAGCTGTTAAGTATCAAACTGAAATCAATGAATATATCGCAGACACATATAATGGCTTAGCATATAGCTTAGAGAAATGCCCAAGAGATACGGGTTACATTGTTGACGCGATTTCAGAAGACTTAGAATATGGCGGAGACTCTGCTACAATATTCAACGCAAGATATTACTTTGAAGGTGCTATTAACGTATTACCACAATATCAGAGAGAACCAACAAGATTAGCATTTACTCACCTAGCGAGTGTAATGCAAAAGGTTGTTAAAAACGAAGTACAAGATCCAATCTTTGGAGCAAGATTTACTCCAACTGGCGCAACATACGATCCTGTTACAGGTATCATGGTTGCTACCATCGGTACTCACACATTAACAACAGCCGATCACGTTTGGTTCAAGCCAAATGCAATTACATTCTCTTGTGATACTGGTTCCGGTCCAACTAACCACGCAAGCCCTGAAGCACATCATCGCTTCTTTAACAAAGCGTGTCCAATTATTGGTGCTGATGCAACAACGATTACATTGTGGGTAGGTAATGCTGGAGCATATACTGGTGCTCATACATTCGTATCTGCATTAGCTGATGGTATCTCAGAAATTAATGGTAACCTTCTATACCAAAACGTATCACTACAAGCTGCTGATACTGCAACAGGAACTATCGCATCTGACCTAGCAATGGTTATAGCAAATATTGTTGACGATAGATTGGTAATCCCAGATTACAGAGGTTCATTAGATATTAGTCAAAGAACTCCTAAGCCACTGCCTACGGAGAACTTATTAACTAAACCAAAAGCAGATCCTGCTAGAACATTCGCACGTAAATCTCTACAATGGAACAGAACGTTTATCCAAGAAGAGCTTATTCAATTCGTACGAGATAATAACTATACATTCGATGAAGCAAAATGTGCTAGAGACGCAGGCTTCATTATCGATGCGGTTAGAAGAGATGTTCAAACAGGTTCAACATACAATGGTAAGTATATCGGTAAATCATATCGTATTGGTACAGTAGGTGCTGATAAGGTTATTGAGGACCAACTTGCCGAAACAATTGAAGGAATCAGATATGTACAAAAAGACATCGAAGCACAGCTTTCCGGTGTAGCACTTACTAGAACTCAGGATTCCTTCAATAACATTATTACATCTATGATTAATGATTACACACCAGATGGTACAAACTATAACTACGGTGCTGGTCAAATTTCTGATAACCACGTATTTGCTCGTGAAGCGCTTCAACTTAATAGAGAATTCTTAAAAGAAGAAGCAACAGCATGGGTCAACGCAAACTATGGCGGATTATCATATGATGTAAATAAATGTAAACGTGACACAGGTATTATGGTTGACGCGGTATCATATGATACTCAACATGAGTCAAATACTGCAATGCTTGATGTCGCTAAACTATATTTTGAGAATGGTCTGTCCACATTGAGTTCAGCTCAAAGGGCACCAACCGCTGCATTATATACCCACTTAAGTGCCGTAGCAAGTCAAATTGTTCTGAAACAAACAGTAGGTCGATCAGCTGGTAATACCGTTACTCAAAATACCTCATTCGGCGTAGTTACTGTTCCAATCGCGCAGCATATCACATCACTATGGAAAATAGTTGGAGACTTAATTGCTGACGACTCATTAATCAATATGCCTGATGTTTCTGAAATTGCTACAAATACTGTTGGCGCTGAAAACTACTTATACGATCCAGAAGCTACATTGATTGCAGGACGTAAAGATAATCTACAAGGTACGATTACTCAATACCTAAGAGATAACTTTGATTACCTTGAGTACGATGAAGCACGATGCAGAAGAGATACAGGTTATATTGTTGATGCAATTTCACACGATATTCAATATGGTGGTAACTCTGCAATGCATGGTACTGCTGAACTTTACTTCAAAAATGCGGTAAATATTCTACCAATTGACCAACGTCAATCAACTAGAGAAGCGTTTGAATATCTTGGTAAAGTAGTTCGTTGGGTAACTCGTAACGAAATGGTACCACGTAAAGAAGGTCGTAAGTTTACACCATCGACTGCAACATACGATCCTGATACAGGCGTATTCACTGCAACTATGGCGAACCACAATCTTAAAGTTGGCGATTATGTAATGATTGCACCAGAGAGTATTAACTTTACATGTTCTATGGATGGTGATATTGCATTACACCCAAGCCCACAATCAGGTGATCCATATTATAACGCACCAATGAAAATTCTGTCTAGGACTGGTACAACAATCACTATGAATGTTGGTAAGGTTCCATACGGTAAAGGTGGCGGTGCTCATACATTCGTAAGTTCAACATTAAATTCAATCACTCATATCACTGGTAACACTGTTAGACAAGAGATGAAATTTAGAGCTGCTAGACGTACAATTGCAGATGAAGCAAAATCATTAGCAACGATGTTGGCAAAAGTCGCAGATGATAATAGCCCAGCAAATATTCCATCAAGGATTGATCCAGATATTACTTGGGTACAAGATGATTTAATGGTTGCTAAAGGCGCAGTTGATGATAACTCAATTCAAATGGCTAAGGATTTACAGATCCATATTGCTAATGAATATAATGGCATATCATACTCAAAAGAGAAATGTCGTAGAGATGTTGGTGTAATGATTGATGCTATATCACACGATGTTAACTATACAACTAACTACGCGATGATAATGACTGCAGGTCTATACTTCGAAGGCGCTCATTCAATATTACCAGCTGACCAAAGACAACAGACTGCTCACTTCTTTACAGAGATGGCCGGCGTTGTTAAATCAGTAGTTCAAAATGAGACTGCATATCAGAGAGGATTTACTTCAACTGATGCAACATATGATGCTGACACAGGTTACTTTACTGCAACTATTGATGCTGATCACGGTTTAGAAATTGGTGATTATGTATCGTTTGAACCTGAAAGCTTTACATTCTCATGTGATACTGGCGCAGGTCCAACTGACCACGCGGTACCTGAGGCACATCATCCATATTACGATGTTCCTTGTCCAGTCCTTTACGTTGAAGGTAACGTAATTACAATGTGGGTTGGCGCAGCGGCTACATACTCAGGTGCTCATACATTCGTAAGTGCAATTGAAGGCGGATTGAAGAAAGCAGTTAGAACTTGGACAACACAAGATACATCAATCACTGCCGCAACATCAGTTGAAGGTGAAGAGGTTGCTGATCTAGTTCGTATCGTTGAAGACGCAATCAGAAGAGATAACATTGACGGTCTACCAGATATTATTGAACCTAACACAAGCTGGGTTGATGCTGGTAAAATCGAAGCTTCAAAAATTATTGATGATAACCTTGACGAACTTGCAGATGATGTTACTAAATTCCTTAAAGATACATTTACAATTATTGATTACTCTAAAGCTAAGTGTCGCAGAGACGCAGGGTATATTATTGATGCGATGTCTTGGGATCTTAACTATGGTGGTAACTTAGCTACTCATTGGAACGCAGACTTCTATTATTGGAATAACGAATTACGTATTCCTGAGGATACAAGAGTCGCAACAGCAAAAGCATATCGTCAACTTGGTAAAATTGTAAGCCAAGTTGTTATTGGTAAGTTACCAAATCAAGCTATACGTTCTGAATTAGGTACAACTACTCAAGAGGCTCAAGCAATAAGACTTGGTGACATATTACATAACGTAATGTTCTATAACACACCAAAATCACTTGGACCAAAAGAAGAGCCTAACTTCGAATGGGAAACTGATAAAACATTCAACTTTGCTAAGGATATCCTTAACAATAACAGAAACAAATTACAAAGAGAAGTACAACGATTTATTACTTCTGAATATAAGTTTATTGACTTACCGAAAACATATCGTGACGGTGGTAACCTCATTAAAGTTCTTATGAACGATTTCAAAGGTAGAGTTATTGATCCGGTTGTTGGAACTGTTGGTTCCGATAAAGCATCACGATCCTTCGTTGGCGCATTGTTTAATATTGACGCACAACACGTATTCCCAGTATTCAATCCACCAGAATCATATGTTGATTGGAGAAGATTACGATTTAAAGGTACAGTTAATAACGTACCTGCATTAGCGGCGCTTAACGCGACTTCTAAGAAATGGGATACTCGTATTGTTTCAACAGATCCAAATGCAAATCGTTACACAGGTAACATTTACGTATATGACGGCGCAGCAGTTTGGAACAACGTCGGTGCTAACAATACTGATTTACTTGACTCATTCACAGGTGCTTGGTCACGTATGAAAACTTATATAAATAACAATATCGCTCCTGATGTGGATCACTCAACAATGGTAACTGAATTGATAGACAATCTTATTACAGAAAGTGTTATTCGACCAGACTTCTTAGTCTTCGGATCGCTCGTTGAGTCCATTGCTCACCAGTTTAACGGTGCTTCGGCAGGTGTTAACAGAAACGCCTTACCTCTGAACTTCAGAAACGTTGGCGCGGCAATTGGTGCTAATGCCTCTGTATTATCAGAAGGTGGTGGTAGAATTAGATGGTCAGGATCAGACGAATTAAATAACCAGTACTTCGCAAGAGGTCTAAAGATTAACGGTAGAACAGGTCGAATTGAAGGTCGACCATTCACTTCATCAGTTAGAAAACTTGCAAGACGTGCATCGAACAGTAGGGCAGCTCTATAATGACAATTTACACAATAGCAACAACACAGGCACCCGACGCGAAGCCGGTCGCCAAATCCTTTACATTGACAACCAACTGGCAGACAATGATTGAGGTACCAAACTATGAAGTACCGGAGCTAGTCTTCGGTGGTTCAACAACAGTAGAACCGGGCGTCGGCGAAGTTATTTCACCACTCATTTTATGTAACATTACAGCAAACACAGTTAACGCTGATGTAAGGGTACATAGAGAAGATGTTAACGCAGAATTTTATTTAATTAGGAATTTGCAAATCCCGGGATATGATACTATTCCATTACCACTTAATGGCCAGTTCTTTAAGTCAGGTGATTTATTAGAACTAAAATGCGATACAAACTTAGCAGTACACGCTACGTTATCCTTCACACTTGGTCAATCCGAGGAGGATGATGTATAATGGCTTTCAAATCAATTAGCGGTTCACGAATAATTGGAAAGGGTACGCCTCAAGCAGTCCCTATTCAATTAGATCCAGCCCCGTACAAAGGTGCCATTGCTTATGGTTCCGACGGGTTAATTTATGTTTCTAATGGTACAGCATGGAACGCAGTTGGTGCAGGAATTCAAGGTACAACAGGACTTCAAGGTGATGAGGGCGCGCAGGGTACTCAAGGTACATACGGCCCAGGGTTTAACGTTATTGGTTCTGTCACTGATGTTGACACAGGTGGCGATCAACAAGCTACTCTTAATACAGCATTCCCTTCAGCCGTAGTTGGTCAAGGTGTTATTGATAACGCCGATGATGAGTTATGGGTTTATGACGGTGCGGTATGGGTTAACGTTGGTTCATTCCGTGGTGTACAAGGTTTTGATGGTAACCAAGGTTTACAGGGAACTCAAGGTACAATCGGTGATGAAGGTATCCAAGGTTCACGTGGTTTCCGCGGTTACCAAGGTACTCAGGGTGTACAAGGTGATACCGGTATTCAAGGTATGCAGGGTATTCAAGGTAACCAAGGCGTCCAAGGTCCACAAGGCACGCAGGGTACTCAAGGTACACAAGGCGTCCAAGGGTTATTAGGTAATCAAGGTACGCAAGGACCACAATCAATTCAAGGTACTACTGGTATCCAAGGTGACTTAGGTTTCCAAGGCTTTAGCGGTGATGATGCTGGCCATGTAGTAGAATACAGACTTACAGATCCTATCGTAGAAGCCGATCCGGGCACAGGCGATATGATATTTAATGGTGCAGCTTTACCTACAGATAATTTCAGCGCAGTTACAAAAATATGGATTGACGATGAAGCTTTCTACGGTGTAAACTTAGAAGGTTTATTTACTGCAATCGCGGCTGTATCTACTAATAATAAAGGAATTATGAAAGTAACTCTTCGTAATACCCCTAGCGACTATGTAATATTCCAAATTACAGGCGCAACAGATAGAACGGGTTATTGGGAATTAGATGTTACTTATCTTTCTGGTGATGGTGTTAAAGGTGACTTTGTTCAACTTGATACTCCGACTGTAGGCACTACAACTATGCTTCCTACTCTCGTAGCGTTTAGCTTAGCTGGCGATCAAGGTATTCAAGGTACTCAAGGATTACAAGGACTTCAAGGAACACAAGGTATTCAAGGCGTACTAGGTAGCCAAGGTGTACAAGGTCCGCAATCAATTCAAGGTACTGAAGGTTTTCAAGGTATCCAAGGACAAAAAGGTATTCAAGGCAGCCAAGGAACACAAGGTTTACAAGGCATACAGGGTACACAATCTGTTCAAGGTATTCAAGGCTTACAGGGTCTACAAGGCGGAGTTGGTGTACAGGGTATTCAAGGTACTCAGTCTGTTCAAGGTATTCAAGGTTTACAAGGCGGCGAAGGTCTACAGGGTTATCAAGGTACACAAGGCGACCAAGGTACTCAAGGAGTGCAGGGTGCGGTTGGCCATTACGGTGGTTTAACTTATGAGTGGGATTTCCTTAATAACTCAACTGCTTCAACATTCCCAGGAACTAGCAAATGGAAAATAAACAACGCTGATGTTACATTGGCTACTGTTTTAACACTTGATGATATTCCTTTAAATAATTATACTAACGACGTTGATGAAGTATTTGATTGGTTACAAACAATACCACAAGGTTCAGGTTCAAAAGGCTTAATCGTTGTTGAATCATTCGACGATGGTAATGGTCCGTCTGGTCACCACCAAGTTGTATATGAATTTACAAACTTTACATGGGATGGCGTAGGAAAAACATTTGGTTGGTTCGACGTTACTTATGTTGGCTCATATGGATTACCAAATAATTCATGGCAAACAGATGTTATTGATACATTACACCCTGCTAAGACATTAATTAACTTTGTACCACGCGGCGAAGCTGGTACTCAAGGTGTACAAGGCGTTCAAGGTTTACAGGGTACTCAAGGCTTACAAGGTCTGCAAGGTACTCAAGGACCACAATCAATTCAAGGTACTACTGGTATCCAAGGTGCTCAAGGTCTACAAGGACAAGAAGGCGCTCGTACGTTTATCGTAACAAACAATGGAACAAGTGATTACCTAATTGATGGTGTTGCTGATCCAACAATTCACCTTATCCGTGGATTTACTTATATCTTTGATGTAAGCGCTGCAGGTCACCCGTTTGAAATTAGAGTTGCTCAAGGTGGAGCTGCTTATAATACTGGTGTAACAGGTAACGCATCAGCGACTGGTTTAATTGTATTCCGAGTACCGTTTGATGCTCCTGCATCTCTTTATTATCAATGTACTATCCACGCTGCAATGGGTGGAGTTATTGTTACTTCTGATCTTGGTCCTCAAGGTACTCAAGGAGTTCAAGGTGTCCAAGGAGTACAGGGTATTCAAGGATTACTAGGTAATCAAGGTACGCAAGGACCACAATCAATTCAAGGTACTGACGGTTTCCAAGGCGATCTTGGCTTCCAAGGTGTTCAAGGTTTCCCAGGGCTGCTTGGTCCACAAGGTACTCAAGGAACTGATGGTCTACAAGGTGGATCAGGTGTTCAAGGTCAAACTGGTTCGTTCGGTGGGGTTACTTTTGATTATACGTTTAGCACAAATACTGCTACATCGGATCCAGGGGTTGGTACACTTAAGTTTAATAATGCTTCGTTCAGCTCTGCCGGTAACCTGTATATGGATGATAGAGATGATAATTTTACGGACATTCAACCGTTCCTTAGAACTATTGATGATTCAACAAGCCCTATCAAAGGTCACTTTAAAATATCTCAAAATGGTTCGCCAGAGAATTTCGCGGTATTCACTATTACTAGTGTTCAGGAAGTTGCAGGTTATTTTAATATAATTTGTTCATATGTAAACGGTTCAGTCACAACCTTTGCTGATGCAGAAGATGTCGTAATTACCTTTGCAAGAACTGGTGACCTCGGTGCTACTGGTTTACAAGGTACTACTGGTATCCAAGGTGATACTGGTATTCAAGGTTTAGACGGTGGAATTGGTACGGTTGGTGCTCAAGGTACACAAGGTTTACAAGGCCTGCAAGGCTTAGACGGTATTGGTGCTCAAGGTGCTACTGGTTTCCAAGGAGCAACCGGTCCACAAGGTACTGACGGAGAACAAGGTGACGAAGGTGAAGTTGGTGGCGAAGGTCCACAAGGTGTACAAGGTGACTTTGGACTACAAGGTGGCGATGGCTTCCAAGGTATGCAGGGTTTCCAAGGTACTCAAGGTGTTGGAGCCCCAGGCGCTGCCGGTTTCCAAGGTAACGATGGTTTCCAAGGTACACAAGGTCCTCAAGCTGCTCAAGGTATCCAAGGTGGTACTGGTCCAATTGGATTTGGTACTCAAGGCGTACAGGGTATGCAAGGCTTCCAAGGATCTGAGGGTTTCCAAGGATTTGGTGGTAACCAAGGTACAGCTGGTGAAGGTAATCAAGGTGCCCAAGGTGGTAATGGTTTCCAAGGCTTCCAAGGTGGATTAGGTTTCCAAGGACCAAATGGTTCGGGTCAACAAGGTGTACAGGGCTTCCAAGGTGCGGCTGGTATCGGTGATACTGGTCTCCAAGGTAATAACGGTCCATCAGGTCCACAGGGTATTTCTGGTGAGTCAGGCGAAGGTGGTATTCAAGGTTATGAAGGTTTCCAAGGACAACAAGGTGTTCAAGGTGAAGCAGGCTCAGTTGGTGGAGCTGGTACTCAAGGTTTCCAAGGTGCTCAAGGCTTTAACGGTTGGCAAGGTGTACAAGGCGCGATAGGATTTGGTGCGCAGGGTTCACAAGGTACTCAAGGTATACAAGGTAATTTAGGTTTTCAAGGTGCCATCGGTGCAGGTGTTCAAGGTTCACAAGGTACTACTGGTATCCAAGGGGATTACGGTTTCCAAGGTTTACAAGGTGTACAGGGCCCAGGTAACGAAGGTGGTGTTGGTAACTTACAAAACATCCACACATCTCCATTACAAGATACTGCATTATTCATTCCATTCTTTGAAGCTGGTGCAGACCAACGACCATTGATGGCTACACTAGGTCCTAACCCAGGTGGTGAGCAAAACTTCTTCTATACATCTGGTGATGATGAACTTAGTTTAGAAAACATGGATGTTAATGGCAACATGACTGTTGGTGGTACATTAACCGCTGGCAACCTTACTGGTATTACATCTGATATGAATTTACCTGACGACGTCTATATGGGCTTCGGTACTGGTAATGCAATGAAACTTGGATTTGAAACAGGTACTGGCGCATTCTTAATGGATGCTGATACGACCACAGCGACATCAATTAGAATTGAAGAAAGAGCTGGCGGTACTGCGGTATTTACTTTTGATACAACAACTGGTGAATTTACTGCAACCGGTGATATTACTACTAACTCTGATGAAAGACTTAAAGAAAATGTTATTACTGTTGATAACGCGCTTTCAAAAGTTACAGAATTACGTGGTGTATATTTTAATAAGAAAACAAATCCTGATACTAGAAAAATTGGTCTAATTGCTCAGGAAGTTGAAAGAATTATTCCTGAGGTTGTAATTGAAGATAAAACTGAAGATAAGATTAAATCAGTTGCATACGCCTCGTTAATTGGACTTTTAGTTGAAGCTATTAAAGATTTAAAAGATGAGGTTGACGAAATTAAAGGTCAATAATTTTGCATATCTCAACCATGATAAGTGAGGGGGTCAAGCAATTGTATCCCCTTATTTTTTATAAATAGATTAAATTAATAAAGAGATGAGAAGATGGGATCCAAAGCAAATATCTATATAGATCAAGGTACTGATTTTCGTATCACGTTGGAAATGTTCGACGGAGACGATGATGATTTGGTGATAAGCACATTTAGTTTTTTCGCAGACTTAAGAAAAATGTATTCATCAAAGCGCGCAGCAGAATTTGTTGTAGAGAAAAACGAAAACGACATTACACTCGTTTTAGAGGCGGATGTTACTGCTAATCTAAGGCCAGGGAAATATGAATATGATGTTTTAATGAGAAAATCCAGTGGTGAGATGTCTAAAATTGTTGAAGGACTAGCGATAGTTATTCCAACGATCACGGAGGTTTAACCAGTGAGCATTAAAGTAAAAGTAGGCGCCCCGGGTAAGATTAGGATTGTCGCTGCTGCTGAGAAAAAACCACTCATTACGCCAGATTCCATTACGCTCGGTATTGATACAGTTGGTCAATACGTTGCAAAGATTGATGCAGGTTCAGGTATTATTGTTACGCCGGAACTTAATGTAGAAAATGCAAATCTTGTCATATCACACGCAGCTACATCAACAGAAATAAGTTCTAATAACGCCGGTTTAGTATTTGCTGGTAATATTGATATAGACCAATATGGTCACATTACTCAATTCAATACTCGTTCATTTAGTGAAGATAATTTTTCTTATGCTAATAATGTAATTACAACAGACGATATTACACTCGGTACAACAGCCTTAACTCTTGGTGAGACCTCAAATAATATAATTGGACTTACGACTCTTGAAGCAGGCGGTGTTGAACTATTTAATAAAACATACACTGCAAACGGTGACATTACATTTAACCCAGGTTCTAATAATGTTATTGATATGTCTTTCCATAGAATTACTGGTGTACTTGATCCTATTGATGGATTTGACGGAATTAACAAAACATACCTCGAGTTTGAATTAGATAGAGTTGAAACATCTATTAAAGTTTTTGAAGATCCTATTCTTCCTACAGATGCTACCAACAAAAGATATGTTGATAATTTAGTACAAGGTTTCGTGGTTAGACCACAAGCTCTTGCTGCGACGACAGAAGATTTAGGTGCCACGTTTGAAACAGGAAACTCAACTGTACGTGATACTCTTATTATTCCACCAGTTAACTTTTTATATATTGATGATGTTACTACATGGACACTTGGTGAAAACCTTCTTGTTAAAGACCAAACAGACAAAACACAAAACGGTTCTTATGATGTAATCCAAGTTGGTTCTGCCAATACTGAATGGATATTCCAAAGAGCTGATTTCAATACAAGCGAAAATCTTCCAGGATCATATGAGTTTGTTACCGATGGTACAATCAATGGTGGTACAGGTTGGGTTTCTACAGTTCTTGATGCCGCTAACTTTAATCTTAATACTGATCCTGTTGATTGGGCTCAGTTCCAAGGTGAAGGTACATTTACAGCTGGCGCTGGTTTAAATCTTAATGGAACTCAATTTAGTGTTTCACAAACTCTGCCATTGGATCAAATCAATCCAATCGGTGATGATTTAATAATCTCAGGTACAACCGCAGTTAGGTTACCACAAGGTACAACATTAGAAAGACCAACCGAAGCAACTGGTCAAATTCGCTTTAATACTCAGGATAGCCAATTCGAAGGTTATGATGGTGTTGCGTGGGCAGGACTGGGTGGTACTGTTGATGTTGACCAAGACACGAAGGTTATAGCAGAGAATAGTCCAGGGTCTGACGACGATCAATTACAATTCTTTACTGGCGGTTCTAGAGTTGCTATGATGAATGCAAATAACGTTACCACTTTTTATGGTGATGTTAATGTTCCTGTCATATCAACTTCTCTAAGACCAAATGCAACTGGCACTTTAACACTTGGTGCGGCAAATTATAACTTTGATAAAATCTTTACAGGTAAACTTGGTTCAGACGATGAGTTAATTAGAATTGATACTAATGGCGCATTGGTTATGCCAAAAGGTACGACTGCAGAAAGACCAGTTGGTATCGTTGGTGGATTACGTTATAATACTGAAGATGCTCGGTTTGAAGGTTACGATGGTACTGCTTGGGCTGGTCTTGCTGGTTCAGTTATGGATCTCGACAGAAATACATATATCATTGCTGAAACCGCTGCTGGCGTTGACAATAATGATTTAGATTTCTATACTGCCAATACTCAAAGAATGCAAATTGATGAGCTTGGTAATTTAAACTTTGGCCAAAATCTTAACGAAGTTATACTTAATTATAACACAGGTAATTTAGAAGTCAATACCAAAATTGTTTCAAACGCTAACTTAGTACTTGATCCTACTGGAAATATTGATGCTGCAAATAATACAATTACTAATGTTGCTGACCCAGTTAATCTTAGTGATGTAGTTACTCTTAACTATCTTGGCGGACAGTTCTCATCTAAGTTACAGATTGAAGACGGTGCCAATACACATTTAACAGATATTGATTTACTACAAAATCCAACATTAAATCTTGGTCGTGGTTTAGAACTTCAGGAAATTGATAGCGCAAACAACGAATTAAAAATTGGACTTGATGTTACTGGCGTTTCTGCTGAAATGTATGGTACTGATGGATTTACTCCTCGTATCAGAATTACTGAAGATGGTCGTATTGATTTTGCTACAGACATTCCATTAGAATTACAAGCTAACGCGATTCCAAACTTTACTGAAACATCACGTGATATTATTGCCTTAATGTTTACAGACGGTAATGCAAATGGTGGGGGTGTATTTGCAGTAAACGATGATCCTAACGATGTAATGAGCCTCTTTGCAGATAACTTCAACATTACATTAGGTGGTGATTTATCTGGTACTGCAGAAGTTACAAGGCTAACTGATACGACGATTAATGCGACAATTACAGCTGATTATGTTGAAAACGTTATAGGTGCTTCTGCAAACTCTGGTTTAACAATCACGCAAAGCGCAGGCGCGGCAGCTGATGTTTTAATTGGAATTGATTACTCTTTCTTAGATACTCTATACGCCACAACAAATGGTGCTACATTTTCTGGTAACGTATTTGCTCCAAGATATTTTGACTCAGATAATAATAACTACTATGGTGATTTTGCTGGTGAAACAAGACTTAATGGTCTAAGAGTTGGTTATGGTTTAACATTCTCACAAATTGGAATGGCTGACGGTCCAGGTTCTCAGTCAACGCTTTATGCCGGTCAAGGTAAAATTGGTTTCCTTAATAATACGTTTAACTTCTCTGCTTATGCAGAAAGATCCACTAGTAACTGGATTGTAGGCAATGAAGTAAGAGCTAAGAAATTTGTTGATACTGATGCTACATCTTACTTCTTACATCCAGGTGGTACAGACTCTGTATTTAAAGCACTTGAAGTTGATGGCGATTTAAAATCAGGTTCAGTATTAATAACTAATAGAACAATTTCTACGGCCGTCTCAACTGGACACGACTTAACTCTTAATTCTGATACAAATGAAATAAGTGTAAGTAATAATCGAATTAAAGACCTTGTTGACCCTGTTAGTATACAAGATGCCGCAACTAAAGGTTATGTTGATAGTACAGCTCAAGGATTAAGAGTTATTCCTTCAGCGCTTGCGGCGACAACAGCCGATTTGGGTGCTACGTATAATAATGGAAATGGTACTCTTACTATTCCTGCTAATATTATACTTGACATTGATGGTGTAGCTGCGTGGTCTCTTGGAGATAGAATACTTGTTAAGGATCAAACAAACTCACTTGAAAATGGTTCTTATGAACTTACTACAATCGGTGGTGCATCCACTGACTGGGTAATCACACGAGGCGAATACTTTAATGAAACCTCAGAAATTCCAGGTGCTTTCCAATTCGTAACTGATGGTGCTGTAAATAACAGTACTGGTTACGTTGCTACGGTAACAGATGCTGAAACTTTTGCTCTTGGTACTGATGATGTTATTTGGTATCAATTCTCTGGCGCGGGTACATACTCTGCTGGAAGTGCGTTAACATTAACTGGTACTGAATTTTCTATAACAGATGGTGACATCACTAATGCTAAATTAGAAAATCCAACATTCACAGTTATTGATGAAAGTGGTGCAACATCTGATATATCTCTAGGTACTAATCTAACCTTTACAGGTACTGATGGGGTTGATACTACAGTAACCGCGGGTAATGTCGCGATTGCGATTAATGAAATTGACGGTGGAACGTTTTAAACTATATTATTAATTATTAAGATATATATCTATTATAACAGAAGGACATACATATGTCAACAATAAAATTACGACGCAGTTCGGTTGCGGGACGCGTACCTACAATTGCACAGTTGGAACTTGGCGAAATCGCTATCAACACAGCTGATGGTAAACTATATTTTAAAAAATACGACGCCGTTGCAAACACCGAATCAATTATTGATGTATCGGCAGACTTAGATGCCAATGCAATTCTCACCCTTATCAAAACAGTTGACGGCGCAGGTTCAGGCCTTGATGCTGACCTTTTTGATGGTGAGTCAGGTGCATACTATTTAGATTATAATAATTTTACGAATGTACCACCTGCAACTTTAGACCTAACATTAAATGGTAAAGTAACAGGTAACGCATTCTCAAATACTGGTGTTATGACGCTCACAACAGAGTTGGCAAACACTGGCGTAACCGCAGGGTCATATGGTTCGGCTTCTCTTGTTCCCGTTTTCTCGGTTGATGAAGATGGACGAATTACGACTGCTAGTACGGTTTCAGTTGCAGGTGTAGCAAACACCACATGGACTATCGCAAATAATACTTTTACCATTGGTACTGCTGATGGGAATTATTATGATACTCTTATTAATACATTTACAGGCCTTGGTGTTATTGGAAATATTACAGTAACAGGTTTGGTAGATGGACGAGATATTGCTACTGATGGTGCAAAGTTAGATTTATTAGAAGATGGATTGGATCTTACATTAACTGGTAAAGTTACAGGTACAGCAAGTTCAAATACTGGCGTAATGACAGTAACAACTGAGCTTGCAAATACTGGTGTAACTGCAGGATCGTATGGTTCATCTACCGCAATCCCAACATTTACTGTTGATGAGGATGGACGATTAACCGTAGCAGGTGAAGCTGCTGTGTCAGGTGTTTCTGATTTTCAATGGTATTCAGCAAACAACACGTTAGTTCTTAGCACAAGTACAACAGATTATAATACTTTATTAAATACATTTACTGATATTACGACAGGTGATATTACGACCGCTGGAACTGTTGATGGCAGGGATCTTTCTGTTGATGGTGCAAAGCTTGATTTAATCGAGGCCGGTGCTACCGCGGATCAGGATGCTGCCGATATTAGAACACTTGGTTTCTTTGATACTTCAAATGATGGTACGGGTTCTTCACTTGATGCTGACTTATTGGATGGTTTACATGCATCAGATATTTTATCTCAAGCAGCAAATACCGCGGCAAATCAAATTGGTAATGCTTCAGTTACAGTTCAAGGTGGAACTGGGTTAGATGGTTCTGGTAGTTTTAACTTAAATGATTCTACTCCAACAACAATTACAATAAACCACGATGATACATCTTCAGTTGTTGATATTTCTTTGGCTACAGGCAGAGCAATTACCGGTTTAACGTTTGATACATATGGTCACGTTACGGGTACAGCAACTACACACTTTGATGATTTTTATTACACTGAAACAGAATTAGACGCAGGTCAACTCGATAACAGATACTACACTGAATCAGAGTTAGATGCTGGTGAACTTGATAGTCGTTATTATACTGAAACAGAATTAGATGCAGGTCAACTTAATAGCCTTTATTATACAGAGGCTGAGCTAGACGGCGGTCAACTTAATAGCCTTTATTACACAGAGACTGAATTAGATAACGGCCAATTAGATAGCAGATATTATACTGAAACAGAATTAGATGGTGGTCAGTTAGATAGTCGATATTATACTGAAACCGAAGCTGATAACAGATTTGTTAATGTTACTGGTGATACAATTACAGGTAACTTAACGGTTGAGGGTAATTTAAGTTTAAATTATTCTACGTTTATATCAGCTACGACTACAACGACGTCTACAAGCTCTACTAATGTACACGCATTCCCACATAGTAGTTTTACTGGTGCAGAATATACAGTCACAGTAACCGAAGGATCTGATCGTCAAATAACTAAATTGTTGGTTACACATGACGGTTCAACCGCGATTGCTACTGAATATGGTGTGGTATTTACGAATACAGAGTTAGCGACGTTTGAAGTTGAAATTGACGGACCAGTTGTTAAGTTAAACGTAACATCAAGTTCTGCATCATCACACGTATATAAAATTGCTGGCACACTGATTAAATAATCGTTATAAATAGATTTAAGAATAAAGCCTAACTGGGGAGAGTGAACCGAATGGCAAATGATAAGAAATTCATAGTAAAGAACGGACTTCAATCTGAGAATAACGTTCTAATCGGCACAACATCCGACGACGGCACAAATAAATTACAAGTATCAGGAACAGCTGATTTTAGTAATTCTTCAGGTATACCAGTTACAATAACAAACGATGGCGGCAATGGTTCAGTAATTACCAGCTTTATTGGTAACGCAAACAGTTTAAATGTTTCAAATCCAACACCAAATGATTATTCAATAGACAATGGCAATAACGGTATTACATTTAATAATGGTACTGATGGAATTGCTGTTACATATAGTGGTTCTATTGATTTAGCATTTACGTCAACTGGTATTGATTTTAAACGTGCTCCAACAGTTAATGGCGAAGATATTTGGTACGCTGGAAACGACGGCACAGGATCTGGTTTAGATGCCGATTTACTTGATGGAATTGATAGTGGAAGTTTTGTAAGGTCGGATCAAAATGATACGATGGACGGTGATTATATTATCACTGGTAACCTTACAGTACAAGGTACACGCGTCGAGGTTCAATCAGAAACGGTTTTAATTGCTGATAATATTATTACACTCAATTCAAACTTTACTACTGGTACACCAACAGAAAACGCTGGTTGGGAAGTTCTTCGTGGAGGTTTAGCAACATCATCTTTACAATGGGACGAGACAGACGATTGGTTTAAACTAATATCAAATGGTACAGACATTGGTCGTATTATTACAACAGACGACGAAGGTTCTGGTAATAACTTTGATGCTGATACCGTTGACGGATTAGAAGCTTCACAGTTTATTCGCTCAGATGTTAATGACATTGCTACGGGTAATTTAGAGTTTGAAGGAACGGTTGCTATCGGTAACGGAACTGGTTCGGCCCTACTTACTATGCGCGGTGCGGGTAACAATAGAGTTCTTTCTTCTGATAACGGTAAAATTGGTTTCCTTGATGGAGTCTTTGCTTATCAAACATATTCAGATTTAAATGGTGATTGGACTGTTGGCCGTAATCTTATTGCTGATAAATTTTTAGACTCTGATGATAATACATATTTGTCTTGGCCGTCCGATACATCAAGGTTAAATAATATTGAACTTGTTGGAACTATATCACACGATGGCGATGCTGATACGTATATTAATTTCCCAGCTGCTAATCAATTCGAAGTATATACTGGTGCAGGGCAAAGGCTATTAATTAATAACACTGCAGTTGAAGCGTTAGTTGATGTAAAAGCTCCTCGTTATTTAGATAGTGGCAATAATGCGTATCTTGGTGACTTTGCTGGTACATCAGTAATGAATACAATTGGAATTGATAGCGATCTTTTCCATAACGGTGATACCGATACTAAGTTATCATTTGGTACTAATCAAATTGATTTAGCAACGGGTGGCTCAGTTAGATTATCAATCACTGATACAGCAGTTACATCATCAGTTGATTTAATCGCACCAAGGTTCCTTGACTCAAGCGATAATAACTTTTATGCCGATCCAGCTGGTTCATCAGTATTTAATAGCCTTGGTATTAATGACGACTTATTCCATAATGGTGATACTAATAATAAAATTTCTTTTGGTACAGATGTACAGACATTTACAACAAATGGGGTTGCACGATTAACTCTTAATGCTACAAACGCGACATTTACATATAATGTTCTTGCACCACAGTTTGTTGACTCTGATAATAACTCATATTACGGCGACTTTGCTGGTACATCAGTAATGAACAACATCAGTTTACAAGGTGACATTATTCACCAAGGTGATGCTGATACATTAATTACATTCTCTTCCGCAAACGAGTTTAAAGTTAGAACTGGTGGTAGTGATAGATTATTCGTAAGAGATACTGGCGTAACAGCCGTTGACAATATGAAAGCACCAGTATATTATGATACATCAGGAACAACAAACTTCTTGGATCTTGGTCAAACTGGTGCTGCTGACTCGCTTAGAGTTGGTGGACGTATTAATGTTGGCGCAGGTACAGACTTTAACCTTGTAGATAATAACTCAGGTACTGGCGGAATTATGATCGCGCCATATGCTGGATTAGGTGCGACTACTAACCCTACAATTTCAATTGCTGGTAATACTGGTGGACTATCACTATTATCACTTAACAGAATTGATATGGGTGGTAATCCATTCTCAGGTAAAAATGGATATTGGTCAGAATTCTTAGCAGATGGCGCAGCGGCGTTCTCTATTAGAGGTGATAGTTCAAAGAATGCGTACTTTGTATCTGATGCAGACCAAGGAGTTTACTTCTACGATAGTGGTGCATCAACAAGATTAGCAATGTTAAGTACTGGGGATATTACAATTGGTAATGACTCAGTTGCATATACTCAACACGATAATACTCCGTTATTAAATAGTGGTACAAAAACAGATAGTAAACTTCACATAGATGGATCATTACAACTTAATGGTACTGATGATGCATATGTTGTTGGTAATGGAACTGCTACATTCCTAAGAATGGATGAACTTGGCTTTGGTCAAGGCGGCGGTTTCTACATGAACGATGCCAACAATCTTAGAGTTAGAAATAATAAAACACTTACGTCAACAGGTAATGCTTCATTCGCTCAGTACCTAGATGCAAATGATGTTTTATATTACGGTGACTTTGCTAGTACATCGCGAATGAATAACATAAGTCTCGTCGGTGAAATTATACACGACGGTGATACTAATACTAAAATTGGATTTGGCGCTGACCAAATTATATTTACTGCCGGCGGAACCGCGCAGCTTGATGTATATACAACATATGCAGAAGCTGCTACAGATATGCGATCCCCAATATTCTCTGATGCTGGTGGAACTTTTAAGTTTGAACCAAATACAAGTAATGCTCATAGGTTCACAACACCAACTGGTTATTTAGATATTGGATCTAAGGTTGCTGGTTCAGCACAATTTGATACTGATAGAGCTTTATTCTTATTCAATAAGAGAGTGAATTTCAATGGCGGCATATCAGCTGCTGATGCCAATGACATGGCATACTTCCCTACTTATTACGATTATAATAATAACGCATACTATGGTGACTTTGCTGGTACATCAGTAATGAATAGAATTGACATTGACGATTACATTAGACATAACGGTGATGCAGATACATACTTTGGTTTCTCTGCAGCTGGCATTTATAAATTGTTTATCAATAATACAGAGAGATTAAACATTGATGATAACTCTGCTGATTTTAACCTTGATGTTTATGCTCCACGTTATTATGACTCAGGCAATAATGCTTATTATTTAGATCCTGCTTCAACATCTATTTTAAATGTTGTTCGAACAAATCAAATCCAAATGGACGGCAGTTCCCTAACTATCGACTCACCATCAGGTCCTAAAGGGACTATCATGGTTGAAGGCGAAAGAGATGGCTATGCAGGTTATATGATTAGTAATGACTGGGGCTTTATATCCAGTGGTGCTACAGAGATGGGTCTGTATAACGAAACAGATAACGAATGGTCATTGGTTGCTAACAGAAATAACTTCACAAGATTATATTCTAATAACATTCATCAAATTGGTGCTGAAAATGGTTATGGTTCTGCTCCAAACAGTATGCGTTCTCCAATATTCTATGATTTAGATAACTCTGCATTCTATGCCGATCTTGCTGGTCAATCCAGACTTAAATCAGTTAAAGCTGGTGATAGCGCAATCTTTAATAATACAACTTATCCATTAGAGGTTAAGTCTACTCAACAACGTTTAATTGTTTTACAAAATACAGCTGCTGATGCTAACTTCCCATCTATATTCCATAAAACAAGAAACTCTCGTTCTGCGATGGGTATTTCGTTTAATAATATTGGTGAACGTTTTTGGTTCTCAGAAAATGGTGATATACAAGCTTATGGCGCTGGTATATTTGGATCTCTTGCTCTTAACGGTGGTAATGAGAACCTTGGATTACTTAAATCATATGGCGCCGGCCTTGCTGATCTCAAAATGTTTGATGCTTCAGACTACTGGGATAAACGTGTTATTCAACCAATGCAGGGTGTTGAAAATAATGCAACAACTAGTACCGGTGAATATGTTTTAAACGGTGACGGTCCATTCGCATCAAGTTACGCATTAAGATCAAATGGTTATAGAAGCTTTGACTCTGATTTTATTCCTGTAGAACCTGGCGAAACAATTTACGCAGAACAAGCTGTTCGACGCATTAGTGGTACTGGCGGTTTATTCTACTTAGGTGTTAGACGATACGATAAAAACAAAAATCCAATTGCTACTAATGATGGTATTTCATACTTTGCGGCATCTGCTATCAATCATACCGCCACAGGCTGGACTCAATATTCAGGTGAACACGTTGTACCAACAACTCACACACCATATAATGGTTCAGATGGTGAAGGCGTTCGTTTTGTTAGATTAATCTCATTAATGAATTATGCTCCAAATGGTGCAACACGTGAGTTTGGTCCACCAATTCTAAAAAGAACTGATGCTCAATCAAGCTTAAAAGCTGCAGGATTAACTATTGTTAACGATGCCACAATCGGTAACGATCTTACTGTTACTGGTGATATTTCTGCAGATAACATCTCAGCAAATATTATTGATGCTGGTAGGTTTAGAGACCTTAACGACACTAACTATTACATTGAACCAAAAGGTCCATCTAAAGTCGGAGGTAACTGGGATTGGACAAACGGTAATATTAATAACGTAAACAAATTAACATTCAACGATCCAGGACCATCTGAAGGTCTAGCATGGAACGGCGGAAACCTATGGCAAATTTATGAGTCACCAAATGACTTCGCAACTAACGTAGGCGGTAATTTACAATTCACAACTGGTGCTGGTAATGGTGTATATCGTTTACGTGTCGAGTCTGACGGTGATGTTTGGGCTGGACGTTATTCATATGCTCAACGGTTCTATGACTCTAACAACTCAGCTTACTATGCTGATCCGGCTTCAACATCTGTATTTAACGAAATACGTGCTAACGAATATATTAGACATAATGGCGATACTGATACATATATCAGATTTATTGGTGCTGACGATATGCAGTTGGTTGCTGGTGGAACTCAAATGCTTAGAATGGCAGAGGGTACTAACCCAGACAGACTAAGATTTGTTACAGATAGTAACTGGACTGATGCTAACGGTGACTGGGCAATGTCTCGTAATGTTGTTGTATCGGGTACGCATACAGCGCTTAACGGTTCTTATGCAAGCAGGTTCTATGACTCAGACGATAACGCTTATTACTTAGATCCAGCCTCAACATCTCTTACAAATATTCTTCGTGCAAACGCTGTTCAGTTTGGTGGAGCAACATATCAATTAGATGCAACTACTGGTACATATGGCTCAATCAGTGTAACTGGTAATAAAGGTGGTTATGCAGGTTATGCTATTAACGATGACTGGGTATTCATGTCAAGTGGAGCTGGCGTTGCTGGTATCTTTAATGATACTAACGACGAATGGGCACAAATCTTCCGTCAAAATGGCGATGTTGAACTTTATTATAATGGTGAAGAACAAGCGTCTACTAAAGATGGTTTCTTCCTAGGTGTTAATCAGTTACGTTCACCAATTTGGTATGACAGTGACAATACTGCATACAAAATTGACGGTAATGGTACTTCGAGACTATTAACATTACAAGTTGATAACGTAATCCAAGGTAATGTTAATGGTTATGCAGGATCATTATTACGCAAAGATAACCGTATTATTGAACCTAACGAAGATACTGCAGGTCGATTAACGTTTGGTTTCACATCTTGGAACAATAATAACACTGCACCATATGCCGATTACTTACACTTAAGATCTTACACAGACTCTTCTGGCGGTTCAGATAACTTATTGATGTTTAAAAAGTCTGGTCGTGGTATGCGTCTATGGCAACAGTCATGGAACTCAGGTACAGCCTATTCTTCTTATTCTGATATTGCTATCTATAACGCAAACCCAGGCGGCGGTACAAGTTCATACTTCTATGCAAGTAGATTAGTTGACTCAGACGATACATCTTTCTACGTCGATCCATCAAGTACATCAAAAGTAGATGTTATTCAGTTTGCTGACGGTGGTGAAGCTCAGTTTATTACAAATGCTGGCAATGTTCGTGGTTATATCCAAGCTACTGATACTAATGATGCTCACTTAATTATTGCTACATCAGGCGGTGAAGACATTGCGTTTAGAGATGGCGGCTTATCAGGTACAACAAATCTTCTTGTTCGTGGTGATGGTAACATATTCGTAACAGGTGGAACTTACTCTGGACGATATTATGACCGTGACAGTACAGGTTATTACGGTGACTTTGCTTCAACATCAGTAATGCATACACTTGATATTCGTTCAGAAGTTTATAACGATGGTTGGTTCCGTAACGATACAAATGGTCGTGGTTTATATAACACTGCAACAGGTCAGCATTTCTATTCAGACAACGATGACTATTGGAACGTTGCAGGCGGTGGCTCTGCTAATGGTATACGATTTAGAGATGATAATGGAAGTACTATTCGAGGCTATGTATATGCAAACAACTCAAATGATATTGGTTTCCTTAATCAATCTGGTAGCTGGGCACTAAGAACTCGAAGTGGTACAACTGAAGTATATGGTGATATATATGCCAATACTTATTACGATCGTAACAACTCTGCATACTTTTTAAATCCAGCCGGTGATAACAATTTTGCTGGCGACATTAGAGCAAATAGATTTGTACACAAAGATGATGTTTCACAAAATGACCAATTTGGTTTGTACTTTGGAAGTAATGAATCAACTGCTTACGCTATCTATCGTGAAGGTGGTGGTTGGACTTACCCATACCCGGATCTAAGAATTGCTTTCCACACTGGTATTAAGATGGGTGCAAATGCTAGTTATAATGGTATGCGTTTCTACGATGACTATACAATGAATACTCAGGTCATGTCAATCAATAACGGTTCTGATCCACTTGGTGCTAACGACGTTTATGTAAATAACTCATTACAAGCTGGTAGTTCATTAAGAGCTCCAATCTTCTACGACTCAAACGATACAAATCGTTATACAAACCCAGCATCTACTTCGCAAATGAGTACGATTGAATGGGATCAGTTAAACGCAAGAGATCGTGGTGACTTTATTACATTCTATGGTAACGACAGTACTTATCACTCTATATCTTCCAGAGACAGTGGTGGAGGTGTATCAGACGATTTACGATTTAACTCATACCACGACATATTCTTTAACCTTGACTCAAATAATAATAACACTACAGGGTCAACAGGTTTCTATGTTGGGATGCACGGTAATGCTACTGATAGTATTTCAGGTTGGTACTTCCAAGCAATGTGTGATGGCAACTCTTATGCATCATCCTCATTCCGTGCGCCAATCTTCTACGACAGAGATAATACTGGTTATTATTGTAATCCATCATCAGGTTCTAACTTCAATGATTATGTTCGTGCCAATGAAATATATGCTCGTAATTGGTTCCGTAACGACGGTCAACGTGAGGGTATTTACAACCAGCAAACCGGTGTACACGCTTATTCTTACCAAGGTCAGTATTATGCTATCACTGGTAACAATAACTCTTCGTCTATGTCTCTACAACTTAGAGCAACATATAACGGTACAATGTGTCGTTGGATGTATGGTGACAGAACATGGTCAGGCGATTTGAATGCTGCGGGTCAATGGCAGTTAAGAACACGACACCAAGATGGTTATTCACCATGTATTAGATTTGAAGAATCTGGTAACGAATCTTGGACAGGTAACCCAGGAAACGATGTTGGTAAAATTGAATACCACTCAAACCGTTTCTATATTACTTCTGGTGGTAACTCAAACCGTATTTGTCAGTTTAGACAAAATGGTTCTGATAGATCGTATATTGATAATGGTGGTTTATATGTTGGTACAGCTACGTCAGCAAGATGGGCTGACCTTGCAGAGAGATATTCTGCAGATGCTGTATATGAAAATGCTACTGTTATGGGTATTAACATTGAAGGTGACTCAGAAGTTACTAAATGGGAACCGGGCATGCCTCTTGCTGGTGTCATATCAACAAACCCTGCTGTTCAAATGAACGACATGGGAATTGAGCCTGGATCTACTTCTACAAAAGCATTAATGAATCCGTTCATTGCTCTTAAAGGTCGGATCCCATGTTTAGTAAGTGAAGATGTTAAGAAAGGCCAATGGGTAATCCCTGCTGGTGATGGTAAAGCTAAGGGAGTTGACTATGGTACTCCGGGTATAAATAGCTATGAAATAATTGGTATCGCGATAAGTGATAGTGAAAATGGTGAAGTAGAGGTTAAAGTATAGTATGCCAAGTTATGCACAGTTAAATAGTAGTTTACAGACTCAATGTGGTCGACAATTACGAACCTTTGATAAGACCGTTGGGTTTTATATTAATGCTTATGTATATGCAAACGGTGGACGATACAGTTATACCACAGGCCAATGGCATTATACACGGTTCGAGTTTGTAAACGCTTCATATTCTTATTATAATGGGTATATGTCTAGTGGTATATACACCGGCGGAATTATTCGTTCAGGTAATGTTATTGATTCAATTCGTAACGTCGTACGGAGGACTGTTGATTTGGTTGAAGGAAGATTATCAAATAGAACTATTAACGCATATTACTGCCATTCAAGTTGTCACTCATCGTGTCATAGCTCGCGAGGTCGCCGCTAATGACTATGGATAGAGGTGACGTTAATTCGTATGTAATGACGTATGGTGGACAACAATTAAGAACGTTTGATAGAAATGTTGGAATTTATGTTAACGCATATGTTAATGGTACAGGTGTTACAAGTTATACCACAGGCCAATGGCATTATCATAGATTTGAATTTGTGAATGCAAACTATTATGTATATAATAACTATGTAGATGGTGGCATTAATTCAGGTCAGATAATTTACGCACAAGATATTGTTGATACATTAGAAGATTTAACTAGAAGAACAGTCGACTTAATAGAAGGCAGAATGAGTAACCGAACAATCAATGCTTATTACTGTCATGCCAGCTGCCATAGTAGTTGTCACAGTTCGAGAGGAAGAAGATAACATGTCAATGCAAAAATCATATTGTAAGCAAATGAGGTACTCAGGACCAGAAAGTCTAACACCTTCGGATGCTACTAAGTTTGATGTTTTAATTCAAATGGAAGTTTTGGCTGGATGTAATCACGGCTGCCTAGGTTGTTTCGTTGATAAAAACATTGACCCTGCTATGAACCAACAAATTATTGATAGAGCAAAAGAACTTGCCGATGGTGTAAAAAGAACTGGCCTTAACCTAAGAGAATTCGTTATTGGACCAACAGACTTTTTCACTGCCAAGAATACAGAGTCAGTATTAAATAACTCAGTAGTCCAAGAGATTATGAGAGAACATACCGGAGCTCGTATCGCGGCACCTGCTAAATTTGATTTAGCAACTATGGATAAAGTAAAAGAAATCTTTGCTGTACTTGACGATGAAGATAAGTATCGCCGCGAAATGATTATCGAATTTATTATGCCAATCGGCAGAGTAGAGCAGATGTTAAATGATGATGAATACTTTGATAACGTTATGGAAAAGGTAGAGTTCTTTAAAAACAATACGCCAAAACAAATGGATTGGTCGTGGACACTTCAGGCTTCTAACGTTGTTGGCAAAAAGATTGATAAAGAAACATACAATAAGATTATCCAAAAATCTGTAAATGAATATGAAACAATCGTAGAAATGAACCCTGCTTTTTCTAGGGCAAACTCACAATTGGTTCAAAGAAAGAATTTGTTTGGATGGAACGATTTCCTTGGTAGAGTTATTGATAAAGATAACGCACAAGAAACTGTTATGTCAATGGCTAATCTTTATTGTAACTCAATTAACTTTGTTGGACTTACAATTGTTCCAGGAGAAAATGGTCCAACCACACACCTAAATGTAATGCTACATGAACAAGCGTTTTTCTTAGGTAATAAAAATTTAGATGTTACTGGTTTAACATTCGAAGAAATATTAGATCGTAAAAATGAATTAGTAACAAAAGGTATAAATAAGTCGAGTAAAGTAAAAGACTGTGCTGACTGTAAATTCGCAGTTGCCTGCGCAAGTAGACTGATCTTTGAAGCCCAAGAATCATTAAATGTTAATGGCTGTGTATTGAACAAAGATGTTCTTGCTGAATATAATCCATACGATTTCACTTGGAACGACGACGCAATAGAAAAATTAGGAGCAAAATTATGATTGGACAGAGTTTATATTACTTAAATAATAAAAAGTATATTACAAATACGCAAAACGTTGAAACAGTAATTGGTGAATTAAATTCTTTTTATCATACTGCTGAGCCAAGAAGAATTACAATCGTTCATCCTGATATTGAAGATGCATTCCTTCAGCCTGCTGAATACGAATTGTTGGCAAATAACGCACGTTCTAATGCTGCTTCACTATTGGATTTTGAGCAATGGGAAGACGTTGCTAATGCTGACTATATTCAAAACAGTGATAAACGTATCCTTATGTTTACAGACGAAGAGGATATGATTAAAGTATTTGCTAAATATACCGCTGGATTATTAACAGCCTCTGGTTTCTACCCTGATGCCGATGCAACAACAATTAATTCTATGACTGCCCATTATATGGAAGCAGTGATTAACCAAGATTTAGTATTATCATTAATGAGTGACTCAACAGTTTATAACGATGTTAGAAACCACACGAATACTTTATTAAATGCTGAAGGCGAAACACCTTGGGTAATTACATATCAAAATGGTAAAAACTTTAGTTATGACTTATTGTTCTTCTTAAATGATTTTTATCCATGTACACCGATTTCAGAATTAATCGTTGAGAAGTTTACTATCCATTCACCAGTTATGGCAAGAGATGTTATGGAACACTTTACTTCACGTCGTCACTATTCAGCATACATTATGTCAGTCATTGATTATATGAATGCCAATGCAACTGACGCGAATGATTGGGCTACAGACAAAAAACAATTCTTTAAAGATGTATATGTAAATGCTGCTAATAAATCTAACTACACACTTGCGTTTTACTTATTAGAAGAGTTATGGAATAAAGTTAAAGACGATGCTGATTTTATTGCGGTTCACCAAAACAAAGCTGATACTACAGCGGATGGTTGGGAATACATGGATCTATATACTGAAATCAATAATGTGTTCCCTATCGTTAAAAAGGTTTTAGAAAGAAACTTTAACACAGATAATATTAGAGAAGACTTAGCGTTAATCAATACAGATGTTCAGTTCTTTTCAAAACGCCAAAACAGAATACCATATTTAATTCATAAATACCCATTGATATAAGAAAGTGATTTTATTATGAGTGAAGAAAAAAATATATATACTTTACCATTAGCACCTCAGAATTTAGTTGAGATCTATAAGGTAAAAGAAGAAGATGAAGATTTTGTTTTATGGGTAGATTATTTGGCATCTAAAGAAAAGCTGTCAGCTAAACATATTCTAATTTATTTAGCAAACACTAACTTTAAAACAACTTTTGCTCAAGTCGATGAAGACTTGTTGTTGGAATATATTAAATCAGACTTTATTATTGATAGCCCTTTCCTATCACGGTTTGTTGTGATGGCTATTAAAGCTAGATATAGATATGAGTTTAATGGTTTAGAACAGCAATTACTTGACATATTTAGTAAAGATCAGTTACACGATTTTGTTGATAAACATATTGATTTGATTGATGAAGTTTGTAATAACATGGCTGAACTTATTCCATTCGTAATCTGTAAATTCCACGAAAATTTATCAGATGAAAACAAAGCAATTGAAATTGAAGTAAAAGACGCAGTTGACCAAATTACAGTAGTTGATAAACCAACAGTGTGTGGTCCAAACGTTGCGCGTCTCCTTACTGACGGTTGGGATGGTTTCCTATTAGTTTGTTCTATGCTTGGATTTAAAATGCAATATAATAAACAAATGTATAACGATAAGCCAGCATACTTTGGTAAAGATTTGTTTTATGTATTGACACAAGCTAATATTACAAATAACATTTTATCAATGATGCCTCCTGGATTTATTATTAGTGTTGATATTCCAAAACCAAAAACTGAAGAGGAAATCGAGGCTGACATTAAAGCTGATATTCAATCGGAAGCCGAGGCCAATACTAATGACAGTGAAACTGAATAAAACATACGCAGGTTACTATACGTATGATGAAAATAAAAGCCCTATTAATACAGACTTTTTACGTACTGAAATAAACTTAGACATATTACATGGCTGCGCTCAGTCGTGCCCAGGTTGTTTTATTCCACGTAAGAACCTTACTAAGGCTGATAATTTAGAAACGCTTTATAATCTTTTAATTAATGGTTCTTATTATCCTGACGAAATAACGGTTGGTCCTACTGACATTTTTGACGCAGAGAACTTCTACGAGATTATGAACCATCCATATATGAAAAAGCTTTATGAAATATCGGCAGTTGGATTTACATCAACGTTACTTCAACCATATGCTGAAATAAAGGATAAGCTCGATAAGATTTGGAGTTTATACGAAGGCATTCACAGAGTACCTGATATTGATTTTAAAATCGTTTTAGATATAGATAAGTACCTTGATGGAGAACTAGACGATTGGAACCGTAAACTCAAAATGTTTGAATTAGGTTCAGTTCAATTTAGAGTTAATTACCATAAAGATGTATTTAAACGTATCGGCTATAATGATTTATGTCAACGAATATTTGATGATTATAATGCACCAGTTATAATTACGCCGTCGTTTCTAACAGATAGGAATGCACGCGGTAAGGTGGAACAGCACCTAGCAAACTTTAGACGCGAAATGGTTGAGCAAAACATTGATAAAAAATGGCTTAATCTTTATACATTCTTTGATGCAAAGTTTAATGGATATGGCTGCCAAAACTATAGCTTTTATAATAATAAACTATATTTAAATCCATTCTTATATGATGTTATTATTCAAAGAACTCCAAATTTTGAAACAACGATGGATGCAAATACTTTATATGATAATATTGAATATGCTCAACAGGTTGATGATTGTAATGGCTGCAAATATATGATGAGCTGTGCTGAACGTAATATACATTTATATATGGAGTCGCGAGGATTAGATAACTGCGTCGCATTGAAGGAATATATGTATGCCTCTGATTAAAAATAATCTCTATTATGAGATGACCACAGAGACCCAAACTAAGCCCGTCAGTGCCGTCAAAATTCAAATGGATATACTAGACGGTTGTCACCACAAGTGCCCTGGGTGCTTTGTACATAGACGGGGGAACGCTAGCGATAAAAGCCAAATATTTATGGCAAAAGAGTTTATACGTTCGATTACTGACCAAGGAATACTTGTTGATGAAATATTAATCGGTCCAACAGACTTTTTGGCATCAGAAAATTTCTATGAAGTAATGCCAGAACTCGTAGATATTATTAATGAAAACTCTCCTATCCTAGCTTTTGTGTCAACTCTTATTGATGGTGATATTAAAAAGTTCTGTAATTTTCTTATGGATAACATTAACCTCGATACTGAAATAGAAATTGGTATCGCTACAAATCCACATAAATTCTTTACTGATGAATACACGAAACATATATCAGATATGTTAGCTTATATAGATAAACATATTATGCATGAGGTTACTTATACGTTTGTTGTTAATATTAAAGATTATGGATTAGATTATGAAGCATTACACGATCAAGCAGTAAAACGTTTTGATACTATATTGGATTTTATTCCGTCAGTATCTCGTTCTCATAAAGCAAACATAATCTTAAAGACACTCGATGAGTTTAATGAATACTTTAGCACATGGCACCAAGAGTCAAAGCTAAACAATATTATGGTAGACCATTCTCATGCAGGTATTAATTACACTGTGTTAAACTATAAACGTGGTGAATGGTATTTAAGTCCATTCATGTATGAGAACATGGCTATATACGATGATATGTTTAAAGTAAAATCTTTTAATGACGTTGTTCCAATGGTTGAACATCAAATTGAAAGAGCAAAAGGAACTGAGTGTGAGGATTGTCCGTTGTTCTTTAGTTGTTATAATAGAAAAATAATAATGTTAAGGGATTACCTCGGAGTAGATCGCTGCATTGCTCCTAAAGAGAATATGCTAAATAATATAAACAACTATAATGGTCCTGCTCAAACAATGTATGAATGGGATGGCTATTCAGTTGAAAACGATAAGAATGGTTATCGTAAAAAGTTTTTGGTTACTGATGACGACGACCCAGAACTAAAACGTTTAAAGGATATATCATATGTTAAATAATGATTGGAAAAATATTGTAGACGGTGGACGTGGTGAGGAATTTACTTCAATCGACAATATGAAAGAATATAAAATACAAGTCAACCTTGAAATACTTGAAGGCTGTTCATATATGTGTCCGGGTTGTTTTGTTAAACGTAAAGGTAATTGGAACCCAAACTCAATCGCAACGTTTCATTCCTTGGCGTATGAATTAAAAGATAGAACTGATGTTGTATTGGACGATATTGTAATCGGACCTACTGACTTTTATGGTGCTCAAAATTTAGAAGAGATTATTAATAATCAAAGGCTTGCTGATGCTATATTAATGATGCCTGAGGATAATAGAAATATCCAACATAACTGTTCTATACTTGGATCATTATCTGAAAAGGATATTGAGGGTAAGATAAAATCTATTGAAAACTCACCGCTGGGTAAGGTCGTTGAAGCATGGGATGTACAAATCGCTTTGGATTTAAATAGATTAATGAACGATCAAGTATACTTAGATGCACTCGACGAAAGAGTTGAAACGTTTAAGAATAGTTCTTTAAACTTTGAAATAAGTATGGCTACTAATATCGTACAAGGTGTAGAGGATATACTATTCCCTGCCATTGAGTTTGTTAGGAGTAGGTATGAAACTGTTATTGAAGTATTGCCATCAGTAGTACGTTCTTTTAATCATAGTGCAAAACATGGAAATAAACTATTTGAATGGAACGATATGCTAACTCGGTTGGCTGCAGATCCACATAAGTTTAAAAACAAATTCCATTTCTTACAAGGTGATGTATCACATAAAGCATTTCATTATTCGGTAGTCAGTATATACCACGGTGATATGTATTTGTCTCCATTCATATATGAGAATGCTCAGATCCATACAGATGATTTTAAAGTTGATAATGGTTGGTTGATGCTGCCTGACGCGGATATAACTGATTATATTCTAAAAAAGAAAGACGAAATCGTTGTTAAACAGATTGAAAATAGTGGAAGCAAAGAATGCGGCGATTGTAAGTATTTAAATATATGCGTGAATAGAATGGTTCCAATGATTATGGATACCGTATTTGATGGAAGAAAAGAATGTATTTTAAATAAAGATGTAATTGGTTTATATGATGATGAGGTTTACCATGGGAATAGTTACTAATAATAAACGTGCTGCTCAAGCCGATAAGGATTTTGATTTATCCTTTAATGAAGGACATGAAATCAAAGTACAGTTTAATTGTGAGGTATTATCTGGCTGCGAGTTTAAATGCAAAGGTTGTTTTGTTAATAAACTCGGTTCAAATATGGGATCGTTTGATAGATTAAATAATGCCATTGATTTATTTAATACCAATGGGTACCGCGTGTCAACCATTAATATTGGTCCAACTGATTTATTTGGTAATAATAATATTACAGAGTTATTAAAAGATGAAACATTCCGAGAGTGTTTAAGTAAAGTAACTACTATTCAATTCGTTACAACATTGGAAAAGATTGATTATAATGTTATTGAGTTATTAAATAGTATTCCAAAAGCTGATGGATTTATGTATGATTGTAATATAGCGTTGCAGCCACCTGTTAATTGGAATGTACTTAAATATAAATTAGATATATTAAACGGGTTGACAGATGATTTAAATTATTATATGGTATATAATATGGGTAATGATGATGTTGAGAACCATAAGGTACTCGAAATGTCAAAACTCGTTGAAGAACAGTTTGATTCTATTCTTACTTTAAATCCATCGTTTTTCCGAGCGCCAAAATCTAAAGTTCAAAAACATCTTATTGAAAAATGGAAGAACTATGACTTTGCTGACGATCTTATGCCTAAAACATTTATTGACCAAGCGCAAGGTGGTTCTTTAGAATTAAATTATACTTATTGTAACGAACGTTTCTTTTGGACACCATTCGTATATGATATAGCTTTAATTGGTACAGATAATTTTGTAGTCAAGGATGAAAATGATATTGAGTCGTGGACTCAGGTAAAAGACAATAAGTTCATGTCACAGTTGGCTTATTCAAGTAAATCTGATAACTGTGCCAATTGTAAAAATTTAATGACATGTATTGATAAAGGTGTACTAAGTTATATGGAACACCATTCACTTACCGCGTGTGTGTTTCCGGGAGTGATAACGACCGATAAAGGTTGATGGGAATACGTTTTGTATTTCTTGCCATTCCTGACGTGTAGCTACCTCATGCATTTTAATATCAAGTTCCATTTCGTGCATTGGATATATTGACATAATAGGTGTACCATATTTAAGCGTTACAGTATATTCTTCGTCTTTAATTGGAAATACTAAAAAACAGTTTAAAGTATGTTGGTCATAAAAGTTTGTAATCCCAGGTGAGATTAAAATACCATGCTTACGCAAATCTTCAGTGTAATGACATTCAGTAATCATAAACTCTTTACGTTCACTTGATTTAACTGACCATGGACCATGTAGTTTAAATACAGTACAGTTTGGATATAATGTATCACCAAATTGTCTACGTTCATGTTGAGATCCATCAAGTATGCCAGATCCTTGTAAGGGTTCAATACATTCAACATCACCGTTTGGTTTTACTTTAAAAATACCATCCGACCATAGTTTAAGAACAATAGGTTTGCGAATATAATCAACAATCCCAGGACAAGTTTTAACCGTTGGAGTTGGAACTTTAGTACCAGCCCTAGACCTAAATTGGCTATACGAATTCTTAATAGACTTCCACCATGATGGTGGTTTAGTTCTAGATTGAATTGGTTGTAATTCTATAAGCGTTTTGTGTGATGTATAAAAATCAAGTTTAAGTTTTTTCTTTATCATAATTAAATCCTGTTATCAAATTTTGACCTGTTTTGTCCATATAATTAAACCACATTCTCATTATGCAGTCAGGTAAATCGCGTTCTCTGTTTTTCCAATCCCATTGGGTATAGCATCTAAATCCACACTTATTATACCACTGACAAGATAGACAACCGTTTTCATCCATATATGCTTGCATCATTCCGGCGTTATCTTTAGGTTTGTATTCTGTATTAAAATCTCGTTGATCGTATCTATCCCAGCGGCAATTTGATGTAGAGTTATCTGGGAATATCGTAACCTTATTAAGAGCCAAGCAATGCATGTGATTACTCTCGTTATATATGAGATCCTTAATAGGATTAATGTCTGGATAGTTATGGTATACGAATTTTAAAAACTCGAGGTACTCACTATCTGATGGTATCATATAATCATATCCACGATCTGGAATATAATCATCAAAATAGAATTCGTCAAACTTTTCATATAAGTAATGGAAATACTCATCATCGTCTGCCATAAACTTTTTGATTGACAAAGTAGTAGCAACCATATTAATTGATACGATATAGTCAGCAAAGTATTCTATATTTTTAGCGTATGGACCTTTTGTTGGTCGCCCGTCAAAGTCATATGAACATATAATATATGAAGGGATTGCTTCAGCGTTTAGGTCGTCGAGTAGTTTCTGTACTCTTTCACGTTTGCTAAATTGAAACGATGTTACCCACACAACTTTAATCTTTTGCTTATGTTCGTCAAATACCTTTTTGATTGCTACAAGGAAATCAAAGTAAACAGGGTAAGCCCATTCTGATATTCTATCTTGGAATAACTCACCGCCAACCATATTGATTTGGATTATATCAACTCTGCCTTTCATCTTAATGACATGTTGTTCAACTAAATCCAATTTAGAGAATATCTCTTCCCTACTCAAACCTACGGTAGATTTTTTATCGTGATGACAGAACGAACAATTAAGATGACAGTTTTCAAATAAAGTCAACTCAATCTCGGCTATATCCGGACGTTTAGATTCTAATAGTGTTTTTGTTATTTCAAAGTCCAAATAACATTTCCTCTTTATAATATTCGTATATGTCAGGTACCATACCAAGTTTTTCGTTAAAGTCTAATTTAAATAGTATATCGTCATATGTTTCTTTGTCTGCCCAATATGGAACAAAGTGTGGATCATTATTAAACAATAAGGCTTCGTCATTAAGAGCATCAAAGAATGGTTCTTTAAAATCTCTATTTAACCAATGGGCATAACATATAGCAACTACATACGATTTTGCAGGGTAGACCCATTCGTCAACATATTGTCTGAAATGCGTTAGTGCATCCTCAACGATATTATCTGGCTGCCAATTAATTTCTACATCAGTTAAATCGTCTTTAAATAAAGATGCTGTTAAATGATACGCGCTTTGTCTAGCTTTCCATTCTTTCATAATATTCTAATAACCCTTTATATCCATTACAACTATTGGTTAAGTCGTGTACATACCGATAATGTTCTGTTAAGCATTTCCCATAATAAGAACATACGTTACATATATCGCTCAAATTGTTTTCAGGTTCTTCACGTGCCCATGTTTGATATTCATGGTAAGTGTCGTATTCTTTAAAGTACTCTCTGTCGTATTTATCGAATTCCAAGACGCCAAATTTCCCACGCGGTGTTATATAAACATGGTCATTACTAAATGCGTCATACTTGCCTTCTATGCTATCGTATATGTTATCAATGTTTTGAAAATTAAAATTCTTTACAGTGTTTGCTTCATCAAACCTAATAACGAAATCCTCAAAGTCTTTATGAGTTACATTATGTTGGTTTGCCTGATTAACTGAATATGGTTTAATCTCAACTGATTTAACATTAGAAATCATATTAAGTGTAAAAATCATAAACTCTACATCCATCTCTAACACTTTTGGCGAGGCTAATATCAATACAGATAAATCCTTGTTGGCATTCATCATATTATTTAAAACATGCTGCTCTTTTTCTCTGGCATGGAAATCATATGATACTGATAACGTTACATCCTCATCTCTAAAAAAGTCAGGGAATGCCGACAAGTTAGTATTAATATTAATTGGGCCTTTGTAATGATTACGTATTACTTTCTTTAATGAATAATAATACTCCGGTGATAGTAAACCAATTTCTCCACCATATAAATCAACATGACCAACCTCGTCAGTAATTTGTTGTAGGCTATTCTCTAACCATAAAGGAGTAATTTTATGTCTATCGTTTAGCTGCTCTGTTGTTAAGTAACAGAAATCGCAAGCGAAGTTACAATAGTATGTTGGATTAATTGATAGATTCATTAACATAAGGTGTTGCCAATCCTGGGTCCATGCCGTTTATTTCAAGTATTCTTGGTGCTAGTTTTTTCATATGATAACAATGATCCTCAGCTTGACCTTCGCGTTTCATATCACGCACAGTCTTTTTACAACCATTACATATATCAAACATCGGACAAGTATAGCAAGCTGATTTCATTGTCTGTATATTTGGATCATTCTGCAATGGTGTCTGCATTTCACCATTCATTTCTTCCTCAAAATCAATAGGGTAATCATAATCGTCAGCAAACGAACCACATGAATAGTAATCACCACCTGGGTTAAATGCGCGTATACCACTATCGCATTGTCTATTCTGTGGACAAGTAGTCCAACTATTTTTATTTAACCTTATCATCATTTGTTTAGTATTATATTCGTATTCAGCTAAACCCATATCATATATCTTTATATAGGTTTCATATATCTTACTTAGCCTAAATGTAGAGCCTTGAACACCAGAAGCCATTGCATAATTAAGTTTGCACTCGACTCCCATCTCTTTCGCTAATTCTACATTTTTAATAGCATCATCAAAGTTTTCATCAACGATTACAGAAATAAAATCTGGTCGAGAGCCAGTATGTTTTAACATAGCATCTGATACTCGCCAAAAATCCTTTTCAGTAAACTCAGAGTAATCACCCTTTAATCTTCCACCACCATATTGAAATGAGGTAGTACATCCAAATCTTTCGTGTTGAAATAAAGGTAACCATTTCTCTGGTCTAATAAGGAATGGCCAGAGGTTTGATGTAAAACTAATTGATGCAGGGTAATCATGTTCGTCAAGGTGAGCAATCAAATCCCAATACCATTTTGGATCAACCATTAATGGATCACCACCATTTACAATAATAGTATTGGTGTCAGGATAACGTTTTAGAAATTTATAAACATATTCTAAATCAAGTAAGCCAGCTTTGTCAGCATCAATATCAGTTGATGAACAAAAGGTACATTTAAAGTTACAGGCCTCGGTTGGCTTAATAATTAAATCCATCCTTTATCCTTCGCAAGTTTCATCATTAATGTTTTAGGAGCTGGACAGACGTCTCCCATCCATTGAAGTTGATGACAATCAGAATGGCAATATATAAACACAGGGCAATCATAACAGCGTGGATCTCTTTCATGCATTTCACATGATATAACTTCCATACGTTTTGGTGATTGGCGCACCTCTTTTGCAGGAGTATCAATCGTACCATACCATTGTGTTGGCGCAGTGTTAGGGCAGCCGGCTACAGTTCCATCAGCGTTGATGGTATGTAACTTTTGCTCGCAGTCTCTGCAGAAAGTACCATTAAAGAATTGACCTTTACTAAACTTATCGTATACAGTGTTAAGGAAACTATTATAAACGGGATGGTCAGCAGTCTTTTCATGCATATCCATCCAAAAAGCATCAAGCTCAGAGTTGTGTGGAAAAATATCAGTGTTGATTGTTGCATTACCGTCATGTGTTAATCGTTCATAATTAATAGCGCCGACACCAAGCGAATGCATATAATCAGCAATTTCAATGGGATCCATTTTAACCACATCTTTTGAAACTGATATAAAGCATTTAACAAAGCAGCCTTCGTCAACCAAACGTTTGACGTTATCTTCCCATAGTTTACGTTGCTTTTCATTAGAGAAACGAATGTTTGGATCCCAAGATGTACCAACAGAACCACCGTCTAACATTTTTAAAAACTCAAGTCTTTCGTCAGTAAGTTTATAAACTAAGTTAGTTGTAATACCATGCGTACATCGGTCACCCCAATGTTCTTTAGTAATATTATAGAACTTCATCAAGTCTGCCATAGGAGCTAATATAGGTTCGCCACCGTGGTATTCAAAATGTATTTCGTTATTACCATCGCATAATTCATTGCACCAGTTAGCAGTCTTCTCAGCATCAAAGTAGATTTTTCTACCATTGATACCAGACGTAAAGCAGTGTGCGCAATTTAGATTGCAGGTTTCAGTCGTTTTTACGTATACGAGTAAGTGTTTCGGTGTCGCGAATGCCATGTGAAATCATTAATGCCTTTTTGTTATTAAGTGCTCTATGCTTTGTTCCTGCAGGTATAAAAACGCTTTGGTTTGGCTGCAGAATAACTGTAGCACCTTCTACTTCCAAAACCTTTATACCATCCAAACATTCTATTAAAACATCGACAGGATCTGTATGTTCTTTAAACGATGGACCGTCTACATCATTATAAAATAAATGTATTGTCCTATCGTTATAGTCAAATAGTTTCTCGGCTTGTTCAACTTTAATAGTAGCTCTGTTAGCTAGTAAAATTGTAACCTGACCGAGGTAAGAAATATATTCTGAATGTTCTAGGTAATGCTGGTTGCCGTCGTTATCTATATGCGATACGTCGTGGTTATTAAAACATTCTTCTGTTAATAGGAAGTTTTCAAAGTTTTCAAACAGCATTGTGTTCCAATCATAATATACTAATATATTTATAATAACATATAGAAGTAAATTTGTCAACCATTTATATGTTATAAATAGATTTATATATTATGGAGAGGTGCTATGGAATTTAATGAAATGTGGCCAACAAAGATTGGCTCAGGTAAATTTGATACTGATGGATTGATAGAATACATCTTTGCTAACTATGATTTAAATAACATGGAAGGTGAAGTAAACGGTGGAAATATATTCAAAGATAATTCACCTGAAATGAATAAATTTAAAGACATGGTGTATAGCTCTTTTGACCGCTATCTCTATGCAAGTATCGGAAAACATATCCAAGATTATAAAGCGCATGAAATGAAAGCGTGGATTACTGGTCATGGTAAAGATTATAACATGACTATACATAATCACTCGGGCGCTCATTTGTCTGGTGTGTTTTATATATTAGCCGAGGACCAAAACTCTGGCGGTGATATTGTTTTCTCAGATCCAAGAACAAACGCTAATCGCGGTTATGATGATTGGTGGAATAATGTATTTGATAAAAAAGCAATAACACCAAGAACTGGGGATTATATGATATTCCCAAGCTTTACATATCACCATGTTAACCCCTACTATTCTAGTCTTAGAATATGTGTACCAGTTGATTTATATCTGTACCGTGGTGGTTAATTATAAATAGAAATAGATTTTAAACAAGTGTAAGATTAATCAAACACTAATAATAAATGGAGACAATAATGTCATTTACATATACTTATACTGTCCGTAACCTGAAGGTACAAGATCAGGTAAACGCGGCAGGCGAAACTTTAACAAATGCAGTAGTTCAAACTTACTGGGAAATTCAAGGTACAAATGAAGCAGGGCAAGTTGGTACTTTCTCTGGCGCTACACCTTTCTCAGCTGCTAATGTACCAGCTGGTTCTTTCACAGCCTTTGAAGAATTAGAAGAAGCACACGTAACAGCATGGATTGCTGCAGTAATTAACGCTGACCAACAATATAAAGAGCATATTGACGGAGAAATTCAAAAAGTAATTGATGCTGCGATTAGTACAGAAATTTCTGGTCCTGAATTGCCTTGGGGTGTAGAACCTGAAGCACCAGTAGAATAAGAGTATGAGCATGACTTACACTTGGGAAATACTAAAGCTTGGTACATTAGACCAAACTAATGGTGCAGGCGAAGTTTTATCAGATGCTATCATTTCTGTTAAATGGAAAAAGATTGCAACCAACGAGGCAAACAAAAAGGCAAGCTATGTTTCGACTACGAAGCTTGACTTAACAACTACATCGGCTGCAGATTACATTGCATTAGACGATGTTACCAAAGCCAACGTTATCGAGTGGGTAGAAGAAGCATTAGGCGCCGATAAGGTTGTCACTATAAATACTATTCTAGACTCAAAGGTTGAACAAAATACAATGACTATGATTACCCCTAACTGGTAATTTATTAAACTTTATATTATGGAGTTATTATGCACGATTTGCACATGGGTGGTTTAGCCACATATGCTTTAAAACGAGGTGGTTCAATCCATCCTATTATCATTCCAACTGAGGTGTTGGGTAATGAAACTGGGATTATGAACCCCTCAATTTTTCAACACAAAGATAAACTCTTTATTAACGTAAGACACGTTAACTATTATCTGTATCATAGTGAAGGTAAAAAGTTTCCTCATCAGTGGGGTCCTTTAGTATACATACATCCAGAAAATGATGTAACACTTACAACCCATAACGTTATGTGTGAACTTGATAGTAATTTAAATATGGTTAACGCGCAGCGTGTTAATATGGCTTTAGATACTGGTAAACCAACATGGAACTTTATTGGCCTCGAAGATTGCCGACTATTTAGTTGGGAAGACAGGATGTTTCTTTGCGGTGTACGCAGAGATTGCTATGATGATAAAGGCCGTGGACGTATGGAAATGGCAGAGATTGAATTTATTGATGGTGAATGGACAGAGGTTTCTCGTAATCCTATTCCTTCTCCAAATGGCGATAAATCATATTGCGAAAAGAATTGGATGCCTGTACTTGATATGCCATACCACTTTATTAAATGGACTAATCCAACACAGGTGGTTAAATACGATATTGAAACAGGTACAACTGAAGATGCAATATACGACAAAGAAAAATACATAGAAGCTAACAAAGACTTTAGAGGTGGATCACAAGTCATTCGTATTAATGATAAACAGCGTATGGCCTTTATCCACGAAACAAATTTATTAAGAGATTCTTTTGGTAGAAAAGACGGCAATTACGCTCATCGCGTAATCATATGGGATAATGATTGGAATATTGTTCACAAGTCTAGAGAATTCCATTTTATGGGAACGTATTACGACCACGTAAAAGGTCAGGATTATAATATTGAATTTGTTACTGGTGTTACGATGGTAGGCGATGATATTCTAATATCCTTTGGATGGCAGGATAATGCTTCTTATGTATTAAAACTGCCTAAAACAGTATTCGCTAACTTTTTACAATTAGGTGAAATATGATATTTAAAAATAAACAAGTACTACATGATGTTATAATGGATTACGATAATCCTTTTAAAATGTTTGAGTTGGCAAAAGAATATGATAAATTAAAACAAGGCGCTGCAGCATTTGGCTGGTATTTACGTGCTGCTGATTTTTCTGAAGGCGAAACATATGAAGAAAAAGAACTTCAATATAAATGTATGGTCCTAGGTTCAGCGTTATTTGCCAGATCAGAAGCCAGAAATCAAACGGTTAACGGTTTAATCAAAGCTGCCATATCGGTTTTACCTACAAGACAAGAGGCTTATTATTGGGCAGCTAAATATTCAATAGACCAAAGTAATTTTAGAGACTCAGCGATGTACGCCAAGATGGGTTTAGATTGTGAAGACGTTGAACCAAATTCTGAATTAAACTATCCAGGGCGCGTTGGTTTAGATTATTGTTATGCTATATCTAAATGGAAATCAGATGGACGCGATGACTCTAAAAATCTGTTCTTTAATTTAAAACATAAACGCAAATTAGATATGAATAAAGAAATGCGTGAAAGCGTTGATTGGTGGATTAGTCAAGTAGGGTATCCTAGTACACTGCCATATACTGAAGCTGAAGAAAACAAATACAGATATAAGTTTGATGGTTTAGATAAAGTAACAAAGAATTATTCTCGCCATCTCCAAGATATGTTTGTTTTATCTACTTTAAATGGTAAAAGAAATGGCACCTTTGTTGAAATAGGATCAGGTCACCCAACACTATTTAATAATACATATCTATTAGAGAAAGACTTTGGTTGGAAAGGTTTATCGGTTGATATTTCTGAAAGGATGTGTGCCATCTTTAGTAGGAAACGTAATACAACCGCAGTACTCGCTGACGCAGGTCAAGTTAGTTTTAAAGATTTATTTAAACAAAACTGTATAGAAAATCAAATAGATTTTTTACGTATCAACTCAGATAACGCTTCTTTAGTAGCATTAGAAAATATACCGTTTAATGAATATGAGTTTTCGGTAATTCAAATCCAACATAACGAGTGTTGGTGGGGATCAGACTTAAAAGATAAAACTAGAAAAATACTGCAAGAAATTGGATATATATTATTAGTACCAAATATTGCTATTGATGAAACTAACGCGTATGAAGATTGGTGGGTACATCCTGGATTTGTTAGACCAGACATGCGCAGTAATAAAGAGACCAACTTTGCTTGGGATTATATGATGAAGGAGAGAAGATGAAACCAGTATTAGTAACCGGGGGATTTGATCCAATTCATTCCGGACATATTGAATATTTTAAAGCGGCTAAGGAAATGGGTTCAATTCTATTTGTTGGCGTTAATAGTGATGAATGGTTAACTCGTAAAAAGGGTAAACCATTTATGTCTGTTGAAGAACGTATGGCAATTATTAAAGAGATTGGTTGTGTAGGTCACGTATTTACTTTTGATGACTCAGATGATACGGCCTGTGATGCTATTCGATATGTAGCAAAACAAGCTCCTAGAGGCGCAGAAATTCTATTTGCTAATGGTGGCGATCGTAAAAAGGGAACAACACCAGAGGTTGAGTTTGCTAAAGAATTACGTGATGAATGTAACATATCATTCGCGTTTGGTGTAGGCGGTAATGATAAAAAGAATAGTTCTTCATGGATCTTAAAGGAATGGGATAAGCCAACAACACAAAGACTATGGGGTAAATACAGAGAATTGGATCAAAACGGTCATTGGAAAGTAAAAGAGTTATCAGTTGATGTTGGTAAATCTTTATCGGACCAACGACATTTCGTTCGTTCTGAACACTGGCATATCGTTGATGGTGAATTAAAAATGGATTTACAGTTTAACAATGGTTACTCTACATCTAAAGTATATAAGACTGGTGACAGTATTGATATTCCAGTCAAATGTTGGCACCATGCAACGAATGTTGGAGACTGTCCAGTCAAAGTAATTGAAGTATGGATGGGAAATACCTTATCAGAAGAAGATATTGAAAGAAGATAATATTATTGTTTTTTAGTAGATAAATCTATTATATCACACTGGAATTATATGTCAACTCTTTTTTTATAAATATATAAAAATAATATTGAAACAAAGGAGAAAAAGATGGCTTTTCAGTTATCGCCGGGAGCTCGTAATGGTACACTTCAGTCATTAGAGACAACAGTCGGTGCAAACCCCATTTTAACTATCGCAACAGGTGCGTCACCAACAGAATGTTCATCAGCAAACACTGGTAACATTGTTGCAACTATGATATTGCCTACCGAATGGTTAGCAGTACCATCAGGTGGTGTAATTCAGTTATCTGGTAATTGGCAAGACTTATCTGCTGATGCATCAGGTACAGCGGGTTATTTTAGAATTCACCAAAGTGATGGAACAGTATGCCATATGCAAGGTACAATATCAGCATCAGGCGCTGGTGGCGATATGCAGTTAGATAACACTAACATTGCTATTGGTCAGCAGATTACTATAACAACATTTTCAATTACAGCCGGTGGCGCATAAGGACTAAATAAATGTCCGCAAATGGCGTATTTACATCAACATTAGATTTCGGCTTCTTTGGCGGTGGTTATTCAACTATTGCTGGAGGGGCTTCTAGTACATTTGACTATATATTTAGTTCTGATGTTTTTGTACCAGTACTTGCTGAATTAGATCAAACACTAACATTTGATGTTCAGGCTGGTATTGTAACGCCGACGGTATATGGCGAATTTAGCGGTAACATTGACTTTACATTAACAGAGCCTGCTCGAATTGAGTTTGGTATTCAGAGTTACTTATATTCTGGTAATAATGAAATCAACTTTACCTCGTCCTCGAGTGGTTTTTCAATAATTGCTGGTACTGCGGATATAACATTTCCGATTACAATATCTGGTACCATGGCTCAGTTCTCGTTGGGTCAAACTACAGGAGCTTTTGGGTTTGCACTTAATTCAAAAGTAATTAATTATACGCTTTCAAACAGAGCACGATCTGGTTTTAATTCAATAGAACTAGCAAATACTAAAGAAAATAATGTTCTCATACGTAGAGCATCAGAACCGAACGATATAAAACTAAAAAATATTGGTTTAACTTATGCTGAAGTAAGAAACTAATTTATTTTAATAAATAAAAGTAAACCTTGGAGATAAACACATGGCGGCAAATTTTTACATAAAGCAAAACGACACTGCCCCGTCTATTGAAGCCGTCTTAACAGACTCAACTGGCCGAGCAAAATCATTGATACTTGCCTCGCAAATTAAGTTTAATATGTCGACAGAAGAAGGCTCAAGCTTAGTTAATTTGGGTACTGCATCCATTATTAATGCTACGAAGGGTATTGTATCTTATCCTTGGCAGACAGGCGATACATCAAACACAGGAATTCATAATGCTGAATTTCAAGTAACATATACTAATGGTCAAATTGAAACGTTTCCTAACTCAGGATATATCAAAATAATCATTAGAGAAGAGTTAGGATAAGATATGGCACTGCCTCATTCCAGAGAAGATTTTAAAGATTTTATTTTAAGAAAGATCGGTGCGCCGGTAATTCAGATTAACGTCGCTGATGAACAAGTTGACGATCGTGTAGATGAAGCTATTTCTTTTTGGAGAGATTATCATTATAATGGTAGTCAATTAGTTTATCTTAAGCATGAAATTACTCAAGCCGATAAAGATAACGGATACGTTCCTCTGCCAAAAGGTCTGCTAGGTATTTCAAAAATATTTGGTTTTGATACTAATATTTCTACAGGTACTGGTATGTTTAATGTTAATTATCAATTCGTTTTAAATAACATACAAGATATGACCAGTTATTCTATGCAGACTTATTACATGACAATGCAACATATTGAGTTTATGCAAGAATTACTTGTTGGTAAACCAATGATACGTTATAATAAGTATGTAAACAAATTACACATCGACACTGACACTAAACAGTGGGTCGTTGGAAACTATATTATTATTGAAGCATACGACATTTTAGACGAAGATGCATATGCTGAATTATGGACAGACAGATGGCTGCAGAATTACGCAGCAGTTTTAGTCAGAGAACAATGGGGTATGAACCTTACTAAATTTAATCAGATGACTTTGGTTGGTGGAGTACAGTTTAACGGAGAGCAAATATTATCAGAGGCAAGAGCTGACAGAGAAAGAATAGAAGAAGACGCAATACGATCACTTCAACCTCTTACCTACAATTTTATTGGATAAGTTATGGCAACGAACGCATATTTTAGAAACCACGACAATGTATACGAACAAAATTTAATTGACGATTTAGTTATTGAGTCAATTAAGATTTATGGTATAGATGTTAAATTCATTACAAGATTACATGAAAACATTGATAAAATTTTAAATGAAGACGACTTACCAACGTTTGATAAGTATTATGATTTTGAAGTATACATTAAGAACGTTGACGGATTTGAAGGCGAAGGCGACTTCTTATCTAAGTTTGGTTTACAAATTCGTGACTCAATTACATTTACAGTTGCTATACGTACCTTTGAACAATACGTTACACGTGAACAAGATACGAGATTACGTCCGCTTGAAGGCGAAATGATTTGGATGCCACTCAATCAAAAAATGTATAAGATCCAACACGTTGAACATGAAAGTGTGTTCTACCAAACAGGTGCATTACAAGTATATGATATGAGATGCGAATTGGCTGAATACTCTGGTGAAACGTTTGATACTGGTTATTATGAAATTGATAATTATTTTGCAGACATTGATACATCAGCAAACACGGTTACATCTCTTACATCATTACAAGGTGTTGACCCACTTGCTAATAACCTTGATTTTGAGGAACAAGCAGATGATATATTAGACTTCTCTGAAATGGACCCATTCAGCGAAAACATTTCTATACAGGATTAACAATATGGCAATCGCAAATTATTTTTATAATTCAACTACGAGAAAATACGTAGCGTTATTTGGAACACTGTTTAATCAGTTAAAGATCCAAAGACAAGATAATGCTGGTGTACTTAAAAAGGAAATGATTGTACCATTAGCCTATGCGCCATATCAAAAAATATTAGCAAGAGTAGCTGCAGATCCTGATTTGATTAATAGTCGTAGACCTGCTATGACGTTACCAAGAATGTCTTTTGAAATACAAAACATTATGTATGATCCTCAGAGAAAATTAGCAACAACAGGTAAAATGATTAAACGCGGTAAATCAGAAACAGATGATGCTCGACCTTACGTATATAATCCTGTTCCATATAATTTAGATTTTTCTCTATACATTATGACAAAGTATTCAGAAGATGCTACTAAAATATTAGAACAAATTATACCATTCTTTACACCAGATTGGACCGTTGGCGCCAAGATGATACCAGATTTAGATCCTATTGATATACCTGTTATTTTAAACAGCGTAACAATCGAGGATCTTTATGAAGGTGCGTTTGATGAAAGACAAATGGTTTTACATACCCTTACCTTTACGCTTAAAGGTTATTATTTTGGACCAGAGAAAAAGAAACAAATTATTAAGTTTATTGATGTTGATATGTTTAATGGTACCGATACTAATTCTCCATTCATAGAAGGTATTGATATTCAGCCCGGTTTATCATCTGCAAATACTCCAATAACTGAAGTCGGCGTAACAGCAACCGCAGTATCAGCCTTGACGACAGGAACTGTAGGGAGTATCACGTTAACTAATGATGGTGAAAACTATAATGCAAATACGGTTGTTACTATTGGCGCACCTGACGTAGCGAACGCAGACATAACATCTACGATAACAAACGGGGCAGTATCTGATATAACAATCAATGATGGTGGAGGATACTTCAGTAATTTACCAACGGTCACTGCAGGGCTTCCAGACAGCCCTGTAACAACTGCTACGGGGACTGCCACATTAAACAGCGGCTCTGTTGCTAACGTATCTATATCAAACCCAGGGAATTTCTATAATAATCCAACGTTTTCAATAGCTCCACCTCCAAACGTGGCTGCAGAGTTTAAGTTTGGTGATGATGCATTAGCTCATAGTAGTGAAAATGATGTTACGACTTTACATTCATTCTCTGCGTATTTCAATTCTAATACTGGATACAAAGTATCGTTTTGGATTTACCCAACATCATTTCCGGGTGGTAATAATCCAATGTCAGTACTCTTTGCGCCATTTACAAAAATATTCTTTACCGCTGATACAGGTAACGTTAGGTTCCAATATGGTGGTTCTCCTGTTGTTACTTCTGATACTGATTTGGTCCTCAACCAATGGAACCACGTAGAGGTAGAGCATTACACAAATCTTATTCGTATTAACGTTAATGGTTTATATGGTACGCAAGAAACACGTGGAGCAGGCAACGTTGCATTCCCAGGACATACATATCGAGCTGGTGATGCTCAAGGTAATGAATCAGTATTTGATGGAGCTAACAGAAGCTTCCTTGGATATTTAGATAACGTAACTTGGGAAACAACCGGTGATATGCCTACGGCTTCTAGTGGCGATCCATATACGATCCCAACGACTGCAAGAACTGGTGATTTATTTACTAAGAACTTTGATAAGGATCTTCCAGTAGCTGCAATTACCGTGACCGATGGCGAAGTTATTTCTATTGATGTTACTTCTGGTGGATCTGGGTATACCACAGCACCAACTGTTACGATTGATCCACCTGACGATATTCCGTCAACATTTGCTGCTTCATTAACGCCAACGTTAGTAAATGGAGTCATAGACTCAATTACAATAAATAATGCAGGTAAGTTTTACGCGAACGCTCCTGCAATCAACATCTCCGCACCAACGTCGACTCAGGCAACTGCCATAGCAAATGTTGGTAATAACGGGGATATTCAATCAATAACAATAACCGACGCAGGTTTAGGATATAGAAATCCGCCTGCAATAACTATATCGTCTCCAGACTTTGGATCAATTCCATACCAAGACATTGAGTTTGATGACAACTGGGGTATTATTAAAACTATAGTGAGTGAATAATATGAATGATAAGATAGCTGAAAATCTTGGACTGAGACCGCTTTCAGAAATTAGAGAAGAAGAGTTGGCTGCCAAGCCGGTTGAGATTGTTGAAGAAATACTTCCAGCCGTAGTAACTAACGATGAAGATGACGAAAACATTAAGGACCTTGCTAAGGTCCGTGAAAATATAGAAGGTGTTATTGAAATCGGAAATGAAGCAATAAGAGAAATGCTTGAGATTGCAAAACAATCTGAATCAGCTCGTAGCTTTGAGGTTGTTTCTACTCTAATGAAAACTTTACTTGATGCAAATAAAGATTTTGCTGATGCTTCAACTAAAAAGAAATTTGCTAAAGAAGAAATAAATGCACCTAAAGAGGCTGCACAAACCAACACAGTAAATAATAACTTGATTGTATCCACCGCTGATTTATTAAAAATGTTGAAAGATACTGAAAATGGGTGAAGGTTATTTAGGAAACCAACATCTTAAAAAGATTGGTGAAGAAATAGAATGGTCTCCTGACCTATTAAAAGAGTATATGAAATGTGCGCAAGATCCGATATATTTTGCCAAGAATTATATTAAAATTGTACATGTTGATAAGGGATTAGTTCCATTTGAAATGTATGATTACCAAGAAAACATTACTCGAAAAATTACCGAGAATAGACGTATGGCTGTTTTAACGGCTCGGCAGTCTGGTAAAACAACCACTGCAATGGCTATTATTTTACATTATGTTTTGTTTAATGAATTTAAAACTGTCGCTATCTTAGCTAACAAGGGTGATGCTGCCCGAGAAGTAATGGCTCGAGTCAAACTTGCATTTGAATCGTTACCTAAATGGCTGCAGCAAGGAGTTGAAGAATGGAACAAAGGAAACATTGCGCTTGAGAATGGTTGTCAAATTTTGGCTGGTACTACGTCGTCAAGTGCTATTCGTGGTAAGTCTGTTAATTTTCTATACCTTGATGAGGTTGCATTCATCGAAGGATATGACGAATTTTTCGCATCTGTTTATCCTACTATCTCGTCTGGCGAGTCAACAAAACTTTTAATGACTTCTACTCCAAATGGATTAAATCATTTTTGGAAAACATGTACTGGTGCAAGAGAAGGTACAAATGGTTATGAATACGAAGAAGTTATGTGGCACGATGTTCCGGGTCGCGATGAAAAATGGCGTAAGGAAACAATCGAAGCATTAGACCACGACGAAGAAAAATTCAACCAAGAATATTGTTGTCAGTTCCTAGGTAGTTCTGGTACTCTTATCGCGGGTTGGAAATTAAAAGAATTATTACACGCAACACCAATAGCACAACACGATGGCTTTATGCAATACGAAAAGCCAATTAAAGACAGACAATATTGCATGACGGTCGATGTTGCTCGCGGTAAAGGTTTAGACTATTCATGTTTTTCAGTAATTGATATTACAGAGATGCCATATAAACAAGTGGCAATGTTTAGAGATAACATGGTAGGACCAATTGATTTTGCATCAGTTTGTCACAGAATAGGACAAATATATAATACTGCTGGGATTTTGATTGAGGTCAATGATATTGGAGAACAGGTTGCTGATGTTCTCTTAATGGATTATGGTTATGAAAATATATTATATACTACAAACAACGGCCGAGCTGGTAAAATACTTACTGGCGGTTTTGGTAAAAAGGTAGATAATGGAATAAGAACAACTAAAAATGTTAAGGCGGTTGGATGTAGCATGCTGAAAATGCTAATTGAACAAAACCAACTTATTATACAAGATTATGATACTATACAAGAAATTAGCCGTTTTTCTAAAAAAGCAAACTCATACGAAGCAGAGTCAGGATTCCACGACGATTTAGTTATGAACCTTGTTTTGTTTGCATGGATGACTGAGCAGGCATATTTCAAAGATATGACTGACATAAATACACTTATTAAGTTACGAGAGAAGACAGAAGAACAAATTGAAGAAGAATTATTACCTTTTGGCTTTGTCGATACAGGTGAAGATTTTTATTATGAAGATGACGGCTTAGTGCTGTAATTATATAGAATACCATTTTTTATAAATAACAACAGTAAGAAAATATAAAAAACAAGATTAACGCGTTTTCAATACATAAAGGAGAAAAATATGGCTTTTTCCGTAAGTCCCTCTGTTATAGTTCGGGAAGTTGATGCTTCTCAGGCAGTACCAGCCATCTCAAATCCACCTGCTGCTATAGCTGGTGTGTTTAGGTGGGGCCCGACTAACGAACCATTATTGCTATCATCAGAAAACCAACTCGTAGATCGTTTTGGAACACCTACTGATGATAATTACGAAACATTTTTTACAGCTGCAGATTACTTATCGTACTCAAATGCACTGTATGTTGTTCGTGCAGACGACGGTTCAACTGAAGCTGACAGTACAATACTAGACATCACACTTGATGCAAATAACGATGTCGTCTCAGACGATAGTTATTACGGTGCATTCAAGGCTAAATATAAAGGTGGACTTGGTGACTCATTAGAAGTTGCTTGGGTATCATCAACAGGCTTTGAAAGTGAATTCGTTGCAGTTGCAGGAATTCCAACAAATAAAGTTTCAAATAATCAAATAGATCAAGTTATTGAATTTAACTCTTCTATCCTTCAATTTGAAACTGCTAACACTCAAAACCTACAAGACTTAATTGCAGGCGACGTATTAGAAATTGGTAATGAATCAGTTGGTTACCAAGAAATGAGAATTAAGACATTTACAGAAACAGAAGTAAATGCTGAAGCAACGCCAGGAGATGCAAATACTTCATTCTTAGCTCTACGTACATATGACATTGAGTTCTTTAACAAATACACATTAGCTGAAACAGACTTAGCTGCACTATCAATGAAAAAGAAATGGCAACATGGAGGAACATTCTCCAAAAAGCCAGACGCTAACCACATTCACGTAGCGGTTATTGACGCAGGTGGAGAAATTTCTGGTACTGCAGGATTTATACTAGAAAAATTCGAAAACATTTCAACAACAGTTGGTGCAGTTTCACCACAAGGTACCGCTAATTATTATGGTACAGTGATTGAAAACTTCTCATCTTGGGTATCAGTCGCTAACACTCTTCCAATTGGTACTGCATCTACGGCAATTGCTAAATATGAATCATTCTCAGGTGGAAATCCTAATGGAAATACTGCATTATCTGAAGAAACAGCTACCTTAGCTCAATTAGGCGCAGCATATGATACTTTAAGAAGTGCTAATGAAATCGACATTGCGTTCGTATTACAAGGTAAAGGTGATGATGCTGCAGTAAGAGCAAACTACATTGTTTCTAATATCTGTGACACAAGAAAAGATTGCGTTGCGTTTATCTCACCATCTAAAGAAGCAGTGGTTACCGAACTAAAAACAAATGCAAAACTTACTAATGCAATTGCATATCGTAACAAGGTACAAAATTCGTCATACACATTCATTGACTCTGGATACAAATACCGCTATGATAAGTATAACGATGTATATCGTTGGACACCATTAAACGGTGATATGGCCGGTTTGGCTGCTAGAGTTGAAGCATGGGAATCACCAGCTGGCTTTAGAAAAGGTATAATCAAAAATGTTGTTAAGTTAGCGTTTAACCCTAACAAAGCAATGAGAGATTTATTGTATGGCTCAGACATCAACCCAGTTGTATCACAAGTAGGTCAAGGTATTGTACTATTTGGTGATAAAACAGGATTAGGTGTTTCATCTGCGTTTGATAGATTAAATGTTCGTAGGTTGTTTATTGCGGTTGAAAAATCAATTGCGACTGCAGCTCAAAGCTTCTTGTTTGAATTGAATGACGAATTCACTCAAACACAGTTTAGAAACATTGTAGATCCATTCTTACGTGATATCCAAGGAAGACGTGGTATTATTGATTACCGAGTAATCAGTGACTCAACCGTTAATACTCCTGAGGTAATTGACCAAAATAAATTCCGCGCAAGCATCTTCATTAAACCAGCTCGTTCTATTAACGTAATCGAATTAACATTCGTTGCAACTAGAACCGGTATTGAATTTGATGAAATTGTCGGTCAGTTAACTTAAATAAATAAGAATAGAAAATAGGAGAAACAAAATGGCATTCAATATCAACCAGTTCAAATCAGAGCTCGTCGGTGGCGGTGCACGTCCTACCCTGTTCCAATGTCAAATCACTAACCCAATTGCTCCAGAGGCTGACATCAAAACTCCGTTTATGATACGCTCAGCAGGCATCCCAGAATCCACTGTGGGGCAATTTGTGGTACCTTACTTCGGCCGTCAGGTCAAGTATGCCGGTGATAGAACATTCGCAGATTGGTCCGTGACCGTAATCAACGATGAAGATTTCGCAGTACGAAATGCAATGGAAGCTTGGTCAAACGCGATTAACTCGCATGACTCAAACACCAGAGCATTACCACAAGACTATAAATCAACTGGGCAAATTACCCAGTTTAGTAAAGATGGTTCAATTCTTAGAACATACATCTTTGAAGGCATGCATCCAGTCGGTATCGACGGTATCCAAATGGATTGGGGACAAGCTGATACGATTGAGGAATTCAACGTAACATTCCAATATGACTTATGGCGTGTTGAGGGTAACACCGGCATTCCAACTACTTAAATAATGAGAAAGTGAATAAATGAAGATTTTTGGTTTTGATATTAAACGAGACGCTGAAGAGGAGGGTTTTACACCTTCCTCTTTTGTTGAGCCTCAAAATGACGATGGAGCTATCACCGTTGGTAATGCAATGGGTGGCTTCTATAGTACACTCTTGGATATGGAAGGAACTGCTAAAACTGAATCAGAATTGGTATCAAAATACCGAGGTTTAGCACACCAGCCAGAAATTGCACAAGCTGTTGACGAAGTAATCAACGAAGCGATTAGTGTAGATACAGATGATAAAGTTGTTGAAGTTCTTTTGGACGAGACAGATTTACCAGACAAAGTTAAGAAAATAGTTATAGAAGAGTTTGATAACATATTATCATTATTAGATTTTTCTACAACAGCATATGAAACGTTTCAAAAATTCTACGTTGATGGTCGTTTAAACTATCACGTTATTATTGATCCGGATAATATCCCAGATGGGATTAAAGAATTACGATATGTAGATCCGCGCAAACTAAAACTCATCCGTGAAGTTGATAAACGCGAAAAGGATCCACATTCAGGTATCCCAGTTAAGAAAGTAAAAGCAGAATATTATATGTATTCTGAAACAGGTTTTGGCTCAAATAAATCGAGCTCAGCAAGTGGTGGTACTGCTCAAGGATATAAGATTGCTAAGGACTCTATCGCTAGAATTACTTCAGGCGTAATGAATGAAAACAATTCATTAGTATTATCTTATTTACATCCTTCAATTAAACCGCTCAACCAGTTAAGGATGTTGGAAGATGCAACAGTTATTTACACTATTACACGAGCTCCTGAAAGACGAGTGTTCTACATTGACGTTGGCAACTTACCTAAATCAAAAGCTGAGCAGTATATAAGAGATATGATGGTTCGTCATAAGAACAAACTACAATATGACTCATCTACTGGAGAAATCAATGATGCTCGTAAAATGATGACTATGACCGAAGACTTTTGGTTCCCACGACGTGGTGGTGAGCGTACAACAGAAGTTGACACTATGCCAGGTGGAAATGCTGGTGGTTTAACAGATGATACGAATATGCAATACTTCCAACGTAAACTATACAAATCTTTAAAGGTTCCGCTATCGCGTTTAGAGCCAGAGACAATGTATTCGTTTGGCCGTGTTTCAGAAATTACTCGTGATGAATTAAAATTTAGTAAATTCATCAAAAGAATAAGATCGCGTTTTACAGCTATCTTTACATCATTACTTGAAAAACAATTAGTGCTTAAAGGTATATTAACGCCAGAAGAATTTAAAGAAATCAAAAACGCCATTCGTTATGATTTTGTACAAGACAACTATTTCCAAGAGCTTAAAGAAGCTGAAATTACTCGTGAAAGACTCAGTACTCTACGTGAAGTTGAAGAACATGTTGGTACATACTATTCTAGAGAATGGGTATTACGCAATGTTCTCCGCATGTCAGAAGAAGAAATGGGTGACATGAAGGATCAAATTGAAGCTGAAGCCAAGGAAAACCCTCCAGAAGAGGCAGAAGAATAAAATGAGAACAACAAATTCATATAAATATATACAAACAAAATTAGGAGTTAAGTGATGAAAAGTTTTAAGAATATCCTTAGCGAAGTTGCTCAACCGAAATCTTCGGAAGAAAAAGCTTTCAAAGATCAACACAACCAAAAACCTGGGCAACATCCTGTAGCACCTGATAGTCAATTCAGTGGTGATATTGGAAAGACAAAAGCTGCACGTCCTGCTGACCAAGAAGACGATGCTAATTACGATCAAGCTTATGGTGATAAACCAGATCAAGAGCCGGTATTACGTAAAGGTCGTAAGTTCAGCCAATTTAGAGCAAACGAATCAAAAGAGATGGCTACACAGGCTGCACTTGATAAAGCTACTGCTGCATCAAAAGAAGGCAAGAAAAAAGTTACTCTAGCTAAAGCTCCTTGGGATAAAAAAGAAGAAGTTTCCGAAAAGGTTTCAGATTTAGCATTCGCTAAATGGAATGAAGCTTTATCAGGTAAACAGAAAAAACTTGACCATAACAAAAACGGGAAAATTGACGGACACGACTTCGCAATTATGCGTACGCGAAAAAAGTCAAATGAGGAAGTTGACGTAGTTGAAACGACTTCCTCTGCGATGAAACATATGGTTACTCAAACAGGACCAGATGGTAAAACACGTACAGTTATGAAAAAGCTTAGATCTAATAAAACTGACGATCGCGGCCAAGATGTTATTAAAACTAATGAAAGCTTTATTGGAACATTAGACGAAGCTATTAGAGTGGGTAACTTGAAATTAAAGAATGGTAAAAATGCAAAGGTGTCCAAACAAGATGCTAAACTTTTAAACGACTTTTATAAAAACCTTAATGCTAAAAACCGTAGAGATATGGAAAAGGTAATGATGAAAGACGAAGCAGGGTTTAAAGAAATCGTTGGATTTGCCCGTGAAGCGTTATAAATAAAAAAAACTAAAGGATCTAGGATATGAGATTAATAACAGAAGTTGTAGAAGAATGTAACGTTGCTGTAGAAATGAACGAAGAAACGGGTAAGAAAACTCATTTCATCGAAGGTATCTTTATGCAAGGTGATATTAAAAACCGCAACGGAAGAATTTATCCGTCGCAGATTTTAGAAAAAGAAATGATCAGATATAATTCTGATTTTGTAGAAACAAAGCGAGCGCTAGGAGAATTAGGTCACCCAGACGGACCTACAATTAATGGCGATCGTGTGTCTCATCTTATTACAGAGATGAAACGAGAGGGATCAAACTTTACTGGTAAAGCCAAAATTCTTGGTACACCAATGGGTGAGATAGTCAAAACATTTATGGACGAGGGTGTTAAGATCGGTGTATCTACCCGCGGATTAGGTTCAGTTAAAGCAACGGCGCAAGGAATTATGGAAGTACAAAATGACTTTCACTTAGCCACAGTCGACATCGTAACTGACCCATCCGGACCACAATGTTTTGTAAATGGTATTATGGAGAATGCTGAATACTATTACGATATAGCCTCAGGTAACTGGATTGCTCAGGAACCTATTGAACAGGTTATTGAAGAAATACAACAAGTAGTAGAAAAGCAAATCAGACGAGTTGTCACTAAAATTGATGAAGGCACCGCGTCTGAATTATTCGAGCGTTTTGTGAACTCACTTAGAAAAGCTGAAAAATAATATTATTATAAATAATACTTAGATAAAAAGTATCTAATAAAAGGAGTAGAACATATGTCAAATGACTTAGACGAAAAGTTCGTCGAAAAATCTGGCGGAGCAGGTGTACCTGCTGCAGAAATTATGGATCCTGCTACACCAGCAGGCGGCGTACATAAAAAGAAGAAAGCTGATGTAAACAAAAAGGTTGATCCAACAGCCGATAAAGTTGCACCAGCACCAATGCAAGCGGAAGAGTCAGAAGTAGAAACTGATGAAATCGTAGAAGAAGTAATTGAAGTAGCAGAGTCAATCGCGACTATTTTCGAAGGCATGGATTTGTCAGAAGAATTTACAGCTAAAGCAACTATGGTATTCGAAGCTGCGGTTAACGAAGCGGCAACAGTAAAAGCTGATGCAGTTATCGTTGAGAAAACAGAAGTTTTAGAAACATCAATGCAAACTGCACTTGATGAATCAGTTGAACAGATGTTAGAAAATCTTGACTCATATCTTGACTACGTTGTAGAAGAGTGGATGTCAGAAAACGAAATTGCTATTGAAGCCGGTATTAAGGTAGAAATGGCGGAGTCGTTAATGGATGGTCTTAAAGGCCTATTCGAAGAGCACAACATTGATGTTGATGAGGAAACTCTAGACGTTGTTGCTGGCTTGGAAGAAGAAATTGAAACATTAAAAGCAGACGCTAATAAAGCGATTGTTGAGAATGTTGAGCTTAAAAAAGCTGCTGATGCTCAAACTGCATCAGGCATTTTTGCTGAAATGACTGAAGGTCTTACACTTGTAGAACAAGAAAGATTTAAAGTACTATCAGAAAAGCTTGCTTTCGATAATGTTGACAGCTACAAATCAGACCTTGCAACACTAAAGGAATCGTTCTTCAAAAAAGCGAAACCAGTAGTTGAGGAAGTATCTGAAGAAGAAGCAATTATCACAGAGGACACAGAAGTAACACAAACACTTTCTGAGCACTCAACGATTAATGCTCTTTCAGCGTATTTAAACCGTAACTAATTACCAACCAATGAAAAACTTAACTTTTATAAATATATCCAGAATAAATCAACAAGGAGATAGAATCTAATGACTCAGTCAAACTATCAAGCATTAGTTGAAAAATGGGGTCCAATCTTGGAGCATTCCTCTTTTTCTGCTATTACAGACAACCACAAGAAATCTGTCACAGCGACAATTCTTGAAAACACAGAAAAAGCTTTAGCGGAGTCAGGTGACTTATCTGCCAACATGACAGGCTTACTTTCTGAAACAGCTGCAAACGATGTAGGCACAGGCGGTTTCGCTTCTACTTCAGCCGCTGGCGGTCCAACAGCTGGTTACGACCCAGTACTTATTTCACTAGTACGTCGTGCAATGCCAAACTTGATCGCATACGATATTGCTGGCGTTCAGCCAATGACAGGCCCAACAGGCTTGATCTTTGCAATGCGTTCAACACATACTACACAAGCTGCGGCTAACGAAGTATTCTACAACGAAGCTGATACAGATTTTTCTGGTGCAGGTACACATGCTAACGCATTGGGTGCAGGATCAGAAACAACTGGTACTGGCATGGCAACAGCTGACGCTGAAGCACTTGGTTCAACTGGCGATGCATTCGCTGAAATGGCTTTCTCAATCGAAAAAGTTACTGTTGCTGCTAAGTCAAGAGCATTGAAAGCTGAATATACAACAGAGCTTGCTCAGGATCTTAAAGCCGTACACGGTCTAGATGCTGAAACAGAACTAGCGAACATCTTACAGTCTGAAATCCTAGTGGAAATCAACCGTGAATTAGTTCGTACAATCTACACAAATGCGGTTGCTGGTGCAGCTGCAACAGCGACACCAGGCACATTCGACTTAGATGTTGATGCTAACGGTCGTTGGTCAGTAGAGAAGTTCAAAGGTCTTATGTTCCAAATCGAGCAAGAAGCTAACGCGATTGCTAAAGGAACAAGACGTGGGAAAGGTAACATGGTTATCTGTTCATCTGATGTTGCTTCAGCACTTCAAATGGCGGGTGTACTAGATTATACTCCAGCTCTTAACTCTAACTCGTTGAACGTTGACGACACAGGCAATACATTCGCTGGTGTTCTAAACGGTCGTTACAAAGTGTATATCGACCCATATGCAGGCGCTAACTACATGGTTGTAGGATATAAAGGTTCATCATCATTCGATGCTGGTCTATTCTATTGCCCATATGTGCCGTTACAAATGGTTCGTGCAGTTGGTGAGAATTCTTTCCAACCAAAAATCGGCTTTAAGACTCGTTACGGCATGGTATCAAACCCATTCGCCGGTGGCGCAGCTCAAGGTAACGGTGCACTTACTGCCAATGCAAACGTTTATTACAGACGTGTAGCAGTGAGCAACTTGTTCTAAATATAAGATATCGGTTAACGATACTAACTAGGGAAGCTTTCGGGCTTCCCTTTTTTTATGCAAGATAGTCTGGGAGATATGACGCTTTAGATAGGAAGTCTTCATATGAGTTTTCAACCTTATCTTGTTTATAGAATAACCATCTATGTATTCTATGCCATATACTTTTCTCTACCATCGGATAACCAAACGAAAACACTATACATTCATAATGAGTATAGTTACGATTAGTTTGTATGTTCCAAAATTTAGTGAGTTCTGAATCAGTATATGGTTTTTGTCTGCGTCTTTGTTGTGGTGCTTCGTTATATTTTTGATCGTCATAAACAATGTGTAACGTTATACCACCTTCTGACCACCAAGGTATTTCATGGCACGGTCTTTCAACACTGTTTATTGAATTATCGTACCAATGGATACCACAATTAAGTTTATCCACTGATTCAATAAATTCTTTCTTTTGTTCTTTATTATTAAACACTACTCCAATATATCTGTGCTTTGAGTCAGCATGACCTTGGCAGCTAGTAAAAGTTAAATAACCTTTTGCGTGTAAAGAAAGTACACCCTCCTTCACACGCGGTTCTAGGTTTTGTTCAATAATATCAGAATATTGGCTTACGAAAGTACTGACGTAATTACCATCTTCGTCTTGGAAACAATAAGTTCGTCCGTCGATTAAATGGTCGTTACCCTTAACAAACATCGCATAACGATGTCCATCTTCAGCTGAATTGAGTTGTGGCTCATTTGATTCCTGTTGCTGATAATAAGGTACAGTAATTTCGTATTGTGGTCGCATTACATTCCTAACGCATCCATATATAGTTCAGTCATAGCGTTTTCATTATCAACATCGTCACGGTTACGTTTACGAATTGAAACGATTTTGCGTAGGATTTTTGCTTCATATCCACGGCCTTTTGCTTCAGACATTACATCTTTAATTTGGTCAGAAACGGCTGCCTTTTCTTCCTCTAAGGTTTCAACCCGTTCAATAAACGCACGTAATTCGTCCGCTGTTACACTTGCTGTGTCACTCATCATATAGTCTCCTGCTGTTGTAAATTTTAAATCCATTAGTCTTCTCTTTTGCCTACGCCCCAGTCAATAACAACTGGAAAACGCGGAATGCCGTCAGGTGTTGGTGAAAAATATCTCAAGGTACACCAATCTGGGTTTGGTCCATTTTCAAATAAATCCTTTAATACCTTTTGAGTACCACGAACCCCTGCACCAAATTCTTGGCCTTTGTCTGTTTGCATAACAAATCGTTTGATATGTCCAGCCCAATTGCCTTTCCCTTCTTCAACTTTAATTACATCGTATTCATCTGTAAGGAATTCTTTTCGCTTAATTAAGAATTTAGAACGTTTATTCATTTGGTACACATCATTAATTCGTATCATCTGGCCTTCAAATCCATCTTCAAGGTATGCGCCATAAATATCGTCCATCATATTTTGATTATAAATTTGTTGTGTTTCAACAAGTATAACTGAATTAGTAAACTTAGGAATTCCTTCAGCCTGTTCAGTAATCCAATCCATACGTTCAGAAAATACACCAGTATGGCTAATAACATCATATACATGATACTCTACCAGTCTTGCAGAGTCTTTAATATCCCACGGTTCTGGTTTCGTCTTACGAACTAAAGAAGTAATCTTATTAAAGTTTTCACGCAATTCGTGGTTATATAGCTCACCATCTAAAATAGCATCTGGATACTTTTCAAAAAATGTTTTTAATTCGTTATTAATATGAGGTACACTTATAAGCTCTTTACCTGCTCTGGTCCATAATCCATCAGCTTTTGCAATACAACGAATACCATCAAGTTTTGGTTGAGTGTAATATGTTTTATTTTCAAAATCATATTTAGCATCTTCATGTTTAGAAGCAAGCATCGGTTTAATTTTATCGTAAGTATCAACTTTATTAATATCGTTAAAATAACCACGATCTGATTTCTTTTTAGCATCTGCTGTTATTTCAGCTAATGCTTGTTCATGTAACGATGTTTCGTTTACTTTACCGATATTTTTTTGTTCAACTTCTCGCCAACCTGACTCTACAAGCTTTCCATCATTTAGACCTGTCACAGCACGTTTATAATACTTACCATTTTCTTGGCCAACTTCACCACGATAAAATCTAATCTTTCCTTTAGAGTCACGTTTATAAAGTTCTTCTGTTGTATTAACTATTTCCATTATATAATCCTTCGTTATTAGAATCAATATATACCATTATATCAAAAATGTCAACTAGAGTTTTCCATCTTCTCGCATTTGTTTACGTATTTTAGTTGCAGATATATCATGTACATCTTTGCCTAAATCATGTTCAGTAAACGTATATCCAACACCACGACCATAACTAATATCCACGATATTAGGAACCTCTAGTATAAGATATTGGTTTCCATTGTAAAAACCATGTGGGGCTAATCCTTTTTCAATATTAGCAATCACATCAATAATACCAAAGGGGTTATCGTCTTGCATAGCTGTACGACCACCTCCAGCATCGCCGTCAAAGTTAAATACATCACGTATCATAATGACAACTTGACCTGTAACAGAGTGAGCTCGTTTAAATAGCTCTGTATGTCCATCGTGCCATGGCTGCCATCTTCCCAACATCTGTACTGTTGGCTTTTTATAATCAAACATTATTAATCCTTATATGTCTTGCAATAGCATCTGCTAAGGCTTCGTCCGTATTATCAAACCATTCCTCTACATGGTAGTCTACTTTTTCAGGTGTTTCAAACATATCGTTTGTATCTTCAAATCTACCTCGGGAAATAGTATCCATCCAAACCGTATAGTCAGCATCATAGATTGCCCTAGTAACTTCAGTCGGACAAACAAAATCGCATATAACTGTACGATCGTGGTACTTTTCATTGTTGGCAATAGACGCCATTCGATGTGCTTGACGGTATCTAGCTGCTTCAGAAAATTCCCAGTCATTTGCCATACGACGTATTTCGTCTGCATTGAACCAAGCGCATTCCAGTCTTTTTTGTAATCGTTCGGCAAGCCAAGTTTTACCAGAACCCGGCAAGCCAAAAATCAATATTTTCATTAGTCTTCGTCTCCAAGATTAATATTGGTTGATGTAACTAACAACGACCCAACCACCACGAATATATATAAAGAAATAATACCAGCAAAAAACTGATAACCTGCAGACCAAATTAAATATGTTGACAATGTCATTACTGCGTTATGTAAATATTTCCAATTAGTTGGAATATGGTCAGCATATGAAAGTTCAACATCCCACGCAGGACTGAGTACTAGAATGCTTACCTTTAAATATTGAAATAGTGCATAGGCAATAGGTAATACACTAAGGATTAAATAGTAGTCTTCGCCATAGAATTGGTAACCACCAATGCCGGCAAGGTGAAAGGCGATATAAAGTATAGTGTAGTTCATTTATTATATTCCACGAATAATCATTAAAGGATCTAATGCAATGAGGATTAGTCCAAATACTAATCCCCATGCGATAATTTGTGTTAGATTAAGCATCAGCCATATCTAACGCAGTAGTTAGTGCGTCAACTTTACGTTTTGCGTTCCCGCCAAACCATGCTGACGCCATACGAGAGTCAGCTGAACGACCTAAATTATGGTCAGTCATATATGTAACGGCATTATAAGCATTCCACCAAGTTCCAGGCGCATATTCACATCCAGGTTGGTTTTCAACTAAAGCCATTGCTTCTTTAGCATTACGAGCTAATGTTTCTTTTTCTTTTGTTGATTTTCCAAATACAACGCCAAAGAACTCTGTAAGTTTTTCATCAGTGTAACGTTTTGAACCAAGAAACTCTGCGGCATTTTTAAATTCCTCAACTTTATTGTGACCAATACCAAGGATTTCTTTTACACTATCTGGGTTGAATACTGAACGGTGACTTACACGTACTGATGGTTGATTTTTTTCATTCAAAGCTACAGCTAATGTATTGTTACATACAACACGTTCCATAACAAACTTAATGTCGATTGATTTGCCATACATATGTGGATTAGAGAATAGTAAATAACCTTTTACTTCGTCTCCGCCAAATAATTCAAATCCATCTTGTACATCGGCTAATGCCCATACCAAACGTCCATCTTTAAGAGAACCTGCGGTATCCATTTGCATATCGCCATTTGATACGAATTCAGTAAAGAAGTCAAAGGCGTCAGCATTTTGAACTGGGTTCCAATTTTTACCTACATTCGTTAATACTTTTCCATCAGTTGAACGAATAAGTGTTTTCGTTCCTGTAGCAATATTTTTACCTTTCCATGGTGCAAAACATTCTACTTCTTCAACTGACCAATCTAGACCAGCAGCTTTCATCATTTCTTTTGGTGACATATCGTCTGTTACCGGTGTACCAAGACCGTGCCAAGGTAGACCTTTACTTTCACGGTATGCCATTTGAGCTTGACCGTTTACCATTTCCAATTCGTGTGCCATAATATTATTTCCTTTGTTTATTTATTTGATTTGATATTGATTCTAATATAACATAGTTTAATGGAAATGTCAATAGTTAATTTGATTTAATTTCAAATTAATGTACGGTATTATTTGACATTGGTAATGAGTCAATCATTTCCGTGCCGTGATCCCCGTATCCGGATCTACATATATCGTATATTGAAACATAATCTGTATCAGAATAAGATTCAATTTCAGCCACAAAAGAATGTTTTAAATGTGGTCTAATATATTTGTGCATGTACTCAAAGGCATCTTTACGTTTCTTCCACGAAACCGCCTGAGTTAATTCTAAAAAGTTATGAGCAGAGAAAAGCATACCAATTCCCTCGTGTTTCATATGTTCACGAGTTCCTAAAAATACGCCTTCGTTTGGATCAATGATTATGTACTTCAAGTGGATACCCTTTAAACCCTTCCCACCAATATGGTTTTACTCTACCTTTTTGCCATACAGCAAATTTCTTGGCTGCATGGTAATAATTACGATATGCTTGTACCGGATTGCCTTCAACTTTACATTCTGGATAGTGGTTCATAGCCTGAGGAAACTCAGTGAGACCTATATCAGGAATGTTTGTAGGTGGCGTGGAAAGAATATCCTTTAGCTTATTTATAGTCATATGGCTCTTCTTATATCGTAACTGAAATTCATCTGATAAGCCTAGAAGATGTTCGTAATGCCATATGTAATTAGCTTTGGATGCCATCGTCCATACTGTGCAAGGGTGAGCATGATGAACAGCTTTGTATAAAATTTCTTCCATATTACCACTGTTATGGACATAGTATTTTACCATACGTTTACCTGATTTGGATAAGCGTTTTTCCATATAACCGTCAAGCATACGATGTGCGGTTGATAGCATTTGACCTGCTTCAACGATCATTTTTGAGCAATGTTTGTCACACATCATCTGAGCCGCTTCACGCGGCTCTTCTGATAATACAAATATATTCATATCACCTTCCCATTAGTTTTTTCATTTTAGAAATTGACTCACCCATTAGTTTGTCATGCCATTCAGGATTTTTGTTAGCAAGGATTGCATGAGGAGTCATACCAAACAAGTAAGCGTTTGCGTAATCTTCAACTGTGTGATTAGCAATAAGTTCTTTAAGAAACTTAGCTTTTGTAATTGGTCCTTTATGTTTGAACCGAGCGATAAAAAGGTCTTTACCTTTACCAACGTTTGAAGGATGGATACGCGGCTCTGCTTCCCATACTGGTCGACCTTCATAGTCACCTTGGTATGTTAAGTATCCACCGTGGTAGCTGAATTTTGTTTTGTCAAAGTTTGTCATAATATAGTTTCCTTATTTGTTGATTCTAATATAACCGATTCGACATCAAATGTCAATAGCTAATTTGATTTAATTTCAAATTATTTCCAACAAGCTTCAAGTGTTTCAAATTCTAATAGAGCATCCTTTTTCTCTATTAAGAGTTTTTCCAAACTCCAAAGGGCAGCAAATTTTTCATCAGCTGCCCCTTCGTTAAATGCTATTAACGCGTTTTCAATAACTTGTATATCGTGTGCTACTTCAACCATAATGATTCTCCTTTAATTTAGAATCAATATATCACACTTTGTAGTAAATGTCAATAGTTAAACTACGCGTGGCTCCTGTGGTTCTTTAAAGTGAATTGAAATCATATCTAATACATCGTGGTATTTTGCCATTTCAAGGATCTCACCTTCCATTGCTTCAAACACGTCAGGATGTTCGCCAATACCTGCAGGGTTTGCAAGATATACTTCAACATTCATTTTATGTTTATCAATGTGGCCTTGAGCGTGTGAACGCATTGCCTCTATCATTTTATTTCTATCAATCATATTATATTCCTTTTTGCTTTTTATATTCTTTACGTACCTTTAAGAAGTGTTCTAAATAATCATACGTGTTTACTTTAAAAACTTGAGGCTCTGAACCATCCACGGTAATCAGAATCACGCCTTGTTTAATTGGTATGCCGGTTCGTTCATAAAACGCTGCGGCATAGAAAGATGCTTGGATAAAATAACTCGTAATCCATTCTTCCTTTTTTGGTTTGCGAGATGTTTTAAAATCAACGATGGACAGTTGACCGTCAAACTCTGCAATGCAATCTACTTGTCCCGCACACTTAAGGCGATCACTATATAGAAATTCTTCTTGGAACCAAACATTATCTAAACGTTTGTCCAAAATTGTTTTAAGATCGTTAAACGAAGCAATGTTTGCAGGCATAGCGCCTTTGGACCATCCTTCAACATTGTCGATATAATCTTCTGCTAGTTTATGGACCGCAGTCCCTCGTGTGGCAGCCTGAGTAGAAATTCTATTCGCCTCTGCCTCACCGACACGTTTACGCCAGTCAATAATACCTTGCTTACTTAATATTCCAAGCACAGTAGTTATTGATGGATATGCTGCTCCATCTGGTGTAAAATATCTTCTACCTGCTTCGGTAGTTTTTCGTGTTAGTTTTGGGAGCACTACATCGTGCTCTACATGTTTAAACATAATATAAACCTCAAGTTGATTTGATTCTATACTATCATAGAATTAACTAAATGTCAACTAGTTTTACATATTTGGTTATAACCAAATTCTATGTGGTGTACTTGGGGTAACGCCGTGTGTTACATTTAGTGCTTCTACAGCTTCTCTAACTTCATCACCTATTAAACGGATATTCACATGCCAACCATCTAAGTCTTCCATCTCAGGATACTCCAAGCC